AATTGCCCCACGTTTTTACAAAAAACGCAAGGTAAAGAGAAATTACGCAGAACAATACGAACGCCAGCACAGCGCACAGTCTGCCGATGCTAAGCGTGTTCTCGTCTTTCTTTAACATATTAATTATTTTACGCATGACACTTACACTCCTTGCATTTTTCATCATGTCCTTTTAAATCATAATTAGGCAGTTCATTTAACTGCTCCATCAGACTGTCAATCACGCCATTATCACCCAGCGCCTCATAACTTTTGTAGCAAGCGTCAATGCTTTCTTTTGCGTAAATAGGTATCCAGCCTTTATCCTGGACGTAGTGATTGTAAGCCTGGATAATTCTGTCACGGAGTAATGCTTGCAGTCCTGCTTTCAAAGCATTATTTTCCTTCTTTTTCGCACGGTATAAGGCAAAAAGATAAGAGATAACAGCACCGGCAATAATATTTATTACAGTTTGTACAGTTGATTCAATCATAAAACACCTCATTGCTATTTATTTTGTTGCTAAGCATCTAATGTAACAGCCTCAACCTCAGCAACAGTTGTTGCCTGCTCAACCTTTGCTTTTGCCACGCGATACGCCACGTGCAAGGCGTTTGAGCGCTGTGCCACGGCAGCGATTACGCAACGTAAATCATCAGCCGTAACCTTAACATCTTGATTATCTGCTGTTGTCCATGTGATGGTGGCATCAGCTCCCTGCACATCAAGAGCAACGATAGCTGCGCTGATACGCTCACGAGCTTTGCTATCATAGTCATAGCTGCTGCCGTTGTAGGTAACAGTTTCAATTTCAAGAGTATCCCTTGTTTTTTTTAAACTAATAATTTTTTGTGCTTTTAGTTCTGATAGTGTGAAGGGGAGAGGTGCTTCACGTTCTACCTTTTTAGCAATCAGTGTATCAATGCTATTTAAAATATCTTCACATACCTCATTCGGGTACAATTGAAAAGCTTCGCCGTTCAGCCAGCAACTTTCAGTAGTACGGTTGTAGTCAATAGACTTATAGCTTACATTTTTGTTGTAGTCTTGCAAAAAATTAGCTTGTGTGTCTTGATAAATTTTTTTGTTTGCTTGGATAATCACTTGGTTTTCGTTATAGATAATCAAATCTTGCATTATATCACTCCTTTTTGCAATTATTAGCGTAGCACTATGAGCATTTACTACCTCATGCTCATAGTGCTACGCTGAATAATACATCTTTAACTGGACAAATAAGTACTAATGGCTGGTTTGAAAATGGTGCTGGATACGCTAATGGCGTTTTTAGTGTTGGCACTGCTAATAACTTACAGGGACGTGGTGGTGGTAGTGCATCCCGATATGTTAATTTTAATGCAAACCATAGCCATTCTATTTCTGTAACTGCTACAGGTGGAAGTAATAGTCATGAAAATATGCCTCCATATGTAGCATATTATTGTTGGTAACGTACATCCTAAGCAATTCTTTCCCAACAATAAAAAGTTAGATAAGGTGGCATATTTTCATGTGCTGTTCCCTTACCTGTCTGACCAATGCTAATACTAATTGTATGACTATGTGACCCAGCACCATATGTCTTATGGGCAGTATTCTCTGCACCCACACCTGCTGAATCAGCAGAGGTAGAGTAGTTACTAGAGCCATAACGACCAGAGTACCAAGTATGCTCATGGGCACCTACGGTGCTTGCAGTACCTGTAGCACTATGAGCATGAGGTGGTAAATGCTCAATCTGTAGTGCTACGCTGGCAGCACCGCCTGTTGCACCCGCTGCATAAATATCACCAGCAGCAAGAATAAATTTATCTTTAATACGTTTCCACGTACCGCCGAAAAGCGTTGCCGGGTCAGTGCTTTTGCTGCTCCAATACAAACTACCCACAGGATAAATAATATTTACAATCTCGTTGGCTGATATTTGTGGCACATCTACATTTCCTTTAGAATCAGGTTTTACACCATTAACCGAACGAACAAATTTTGCTTTAATTTGTTCTAAAAAATAGCTTAATCCGTCAAGGTCAATTAATTTTTGCAAGTTAGCCATTATGCCAGCTCCTTTGTGATTAAATTCTGAATTTCAGATTCGGTTGCCGTCTTTAGCCTGTACGCCCTCGGAATAATCTCCCAGGTCACTGAACCATCGGTATATGTTGCTCCGAGTGTAGCATATCGAAAATCTGGCTCACTCACAGCTGTATCGCCGCCAACAGTACATGCTAACACAAGACTTTTAGGCAAGTTGGGTGACAATACGATATCGCCATTAACATAAGATGTATTGTTTTTACGAATGTTTAAGCTGTTAAAAAGGTACTGACTTTTTAAATCACTCACATTCTGTAATTTGTTAAAGTATTCAAGCGGCGGCGCTTCTCCTTTGTCAAGATAGCCCCAACCACGCAGGTAATCAAGCTCAGGCCAAGAATCAATCATCTCACCAATGCTTGCGCTACTACCAAAAATCAAATCAAAAGTAGGCTGTTTCATTGCCATTATTCAACAAGTCCCCCTTTCACCTTTATAATTCTTGCGAATGTTCCTTGGTTAAATCCTTTAAAATTATAGGGATTTTCTCCGTTTCTGCTAAAACCGAATGTATTTGCTCCATCAAAAGAATAAACATATATAATGCCGATACCTGCGCCACGAATAATAAGGTTTAACGCGTCAATCAAACGGCTTTCTTTGTTAGTTACTAAACGTCCTATTCCTATGCGCATTTTAGCATTTCCTGCATTTACAGCGGAAACACGCTCGACATTAAAAATATTCTTTATGCTATGTATTGTGCTAACACGAGAGCAGTCTGTAGTGTTTTTCTCAATCTTGGAGATAACAGCAAGACGGTAATAACGGTCATTTAGGTCGCTGGATGTTAAATAGTTATCGTACATCCTACGGAACGGAGCCATGCCAAATCCCATATCGCCATGGTCGGGAAAGCCAAAAAAGTCCATAGCAATAGCATTTTCGACACGGCGCGAAATATCAGCAACTTCACCGCACATATCAAGCTGCTTGCCAACTGCCGTATCTGGCCATATCTGTGTCCTTATCTGCTCCCTTACTTTATCTATGCTGTCGAGTTCATTTCCAACGGCATTAAGAAAAGCTTTAATGTTAGGCTTGTTGCGAAACTGACTTAACAAATGGTTATACATTCTTTCGCTTGTAGTCATGGTTACAACTCCAAAGCTACAGTAACATTAGCAAGCTTTGTTACTGCCAGCTCATTACGTTCAATCGAAATGTTTTCCTGCTTATACGTTTGACCGTCTTTAGACACGCTGCACTCAATATAGCTAATACCGTCAACACCGCTGTAAATAGGACCAAGCAAACGCTGATAAATAACATCATTACCCATCGACAGCTTGCCAATCTGTTCGACAACGATATTTTTAATTTTGTCGATTGCATCACCAGGTAAAATTTCTTCGTTATATTCTTTAATGACAACTTTGACATAAATCTGTACCTCGTGCGGACGGCTAAAGCATACATCTTGCTCTGCACCCTCGCTGTCCTCAATGCGAACGCAAATATCGCCGTTTGTATCAATGCCTAAAGGTGCAACATTTAAGATAGTGCGAGCAATAGCTTCTTCATCACCACCGAAAACAATAGCCTGGAAAGAATGAGGTTTTAAGCCATCAACTGTTTCATCAGTGCGGTTTTCATAAATAGTTACGCTGGTAACATCCTGCAATTCAAGTAATGCAGCCTTAATACTTTCTTTCATTCCTATGCTGTTTCTGAACACAGCAGACGCATACCGCTGACGAACTTCGGATGCTGTTTCATAGTCACGACCTACATATGTTTCAGATTCGTTGCTAACAGAAAACCAGCCGTCATAATTTGTGTTGATATAATTCACGCTATTTAGCAAAGGTTCGATTTCTCCGTATTTCTCACAATCAAAACGAATAGGACTGCCAACCTGCGTTACTACAAATGATTCATTAGGCACAACCACAGCTCCATATCGCCTGTCTGAGCGTTCAAAAACCAGTTTGCCTTCAACAATACTGCCTTGCCACTTTTCAACGCTCTGAGAAGCCAAGGCAACAGCGACAATCAACGCAGTATCATTTTCTTGCGCTGTATATTTTATAACTGCATCATTATCAAACTGTACACTGTAAATTTTTCCTTTAGTTGGTGTTTCAACTTCAAGTGTAACATGCACACAGTCATTAAGAGTGATCGTGCTTTCTTCGATAATATTCCATTTGTAGCCGGAAACATCTTTAATCTGGCAGTTAGCAGGAAGAACCATTCCGCTGCGTCCATAACAAACAGCATAAAGATAGCTTGCCTGAGCTTTCTTGCGCTGCACATTGGTGTAAGCAAGCGTATTATCTAAACTGCCTTCGCTGGCACTAATCGGCGAGCGGTCATAATAATCACGCTCTAAAAGTTGCCACATTCGGTCAAGTTCAGCAGCATACACGCCAACGAGAACGCCTATCATGCTGTTAGGTTGACGGCTAACTGTTGAGCCTAAATTTTGCTCCAAGCTTTTAAAAATATCTTCGCGAATCTCCGGCAAACGCTTTCTAACAAAACCATTAACTGTTACTCCGTACTCCATAGCCTAAAACCTCCTTCCTTACAATCATGCCATATTCAGTTTCCGCTTCATAGCTTAATAACATTTTTCGCGTAGCAGATTCAAAATCAATATCAATACTAACTAAATTGCTTACTCCGTCAACTTTTAAAATTTGCTCACGGAAAAGCTCTCTAATTAGCGTAAAATTAGGATTTTTAACAAGCACATAATCGAGATAAGGCACGCCGTGCGTAACATCTAAAAACCATTCACCTAAAAAAGTAAGCAACTGTATTTTTATCTGTTGCGCTACACGCTCAACATTGTCGATGAACAGCACATCACCGTTTAAAGCAAGGTCATGCGTCTTTGCGTTTAAAGCTAAATCAAGCACTTGCATCACCTCCTAAATAACTAGGAACATATATGTCCAATCCGTTCTCTTGACTTTGTGCAAGTAACCCACAATCAAGATAAAGCTTTTCAACAATCGCTTTCTTGTTAGGAGTTTTTACAACATTACCTCTATCCTCTACAAGGCAAATGAAATCCATTTTACTGTTAACTTGCCAGAACGATTCCGCATAATCATTAATCTGCGTAGCTTCAGTAGCCCTAGCTGTCAAAATATCTTTGACAACAGTTTCAAGCTCCGGCTGTTCAGCATCAACAATCTTTTCTCCAGCACTGCCTTCTGCTTGTGCCGATGTTTCAGATGTAGTATATTTGATTTTATCGGCAAGATTTTCTTTTAGCCATTCCCAAGCATACCAATACGGCGTTAAATCAATCCTGCCTACATCAGCATTGTATTCAATGCCATACTTTTCATCATCTTTGCACTTTAACGCCGCTTTTGTCTGCGATACATAAGCACCACGAATAACAGCACGAACAGAATCAGATACACTATCAGCATTGCTAAAATAACTATCAATAGCTTTTTCAAGTTGGACAAAATACGTCCATGAGCTTGTTAGTGTAGGAAACGCCGCAATGCAAGCAGCTTTTTGCTTTTTATAGGCTATTATAACTTCTTCTTTTTTCATTATTTTTTACCTCAATGCGACGAACCTTCGAGTGGCAATCCGTGTTTATCCCTATAATTTATAGCACCTCTTGTAGTTTGATAAAAATCTGCCCATTCCGCAAGAATCATGCTTTTGCCTTTATAAGTAATAATACGGTTATTTGTTTTGTTGCGTTGTTGCTCTTGCCAAGTTGCCCATCTACAATTTTCAGGAGAATAACCTTTAGAGTTATCTATGCGGTCTAATGTTAATTTATCATTATAACCGTTTTGAATTGCCCATGAATAAAATATCTTAAAATCATTCCATTCATCACAACATCTTATGCCACGTTTAAAATAATAGCCTCTTCTGTCTTTAGGAGAACATCTTTCACGCATATGTAACCAAGTTCTATAAATTCGACTTTTAGACAAATGATGAATATCATCTCGATTACGCATACGTTCAGCAGCTTTTTCCCTATTCCAGCAACCACAACTTTTACTTTCGCCGTTAGCTAAGTTCTGACCTAAAACTTCTCGCTCAACGCCACACATACATCTACACAAATAATATATTCGTGCTTTTTTACCGTCAGTTCTTTTGTGTTTTACAGGCTCGGAAATTACTGTCCATCTACCAAATTTTTCACCTTTGTTTATCATGTAATCACGCTCCTATATCGAACTGCTCGTAACTCCATGTACGCCAATATGCTGATGTCCGATAAGGCTAATGCCGCCGCCAAGCACGTCACCGCTGCACGTTATCGAACCTTGAACATTAATATTTCCGACAACATTAATCGTGTTGCCAGGCGTAAGGCTAATTTTCGTACCACCGTTAATAATTTCAACATTTTCGGCAGATATTGACTGTGACGGCATCATTCCAACAAAACAGAAGCCGTCAGTCAAGTCATATTGCCGTGGGTCGTGGTTGTCGTCGCTACCTGCTCCTAGCCATTCATCAATGCTGCGTTCAGAAAAAACAATTAAGCAACTATCTCCTTCTTTAACTGGATAAGTTATCTGTGCCGCTCCTGCGTTGGGCATAAAAACAGGAACACCGTCGATGACAGGATATTCAAGCACCCTATCATCGGCGGTGTATTTCTTTAGTGTTGACTTAACGCTGGCAAGGCAAGTAGAAGCATCAAATGACAAAATCGTACCAGGCAAGCAAGTGTGAATGCTGCCTATTTTTTGCTGCATAAGATTTTCCAATCCTTCCAGCGTATCTGCTGCTGTATCAAGGCTCATATCTAATCACTCCTTCGGTACAATCTCATACACTTCAAGCTCCGTATACCAATTCTGTCCGCTATACGAGCCGTTATGCTTTAAGCTTTCTATTTTGAACCACCCTTTTATTTCCTGCGAATCAATGTAGACTAAATCTCCGGGGTTTAACACAGGTTGAAGCAAGCATTTTACTTTCCACCCTGCTTTTTTCTCACGTTTAGGCTGAGTAACCTTCTTTTTCTTTTTCGTTGTCTGCTTTGCAGCTTTTTTCGGTCCTTTAAGCAGTTTTTCCACAAAACCTACTAGACCGCTTTCGGGAGTAAGTTTTATAGCTTGCACGTTGGTATTGCCACCTTGCTTAATAATCTGCAAAGTGTTGTTTTGGATGCTCCATTCCAAGTCAGTGCCAGCGCAAACCTTATCAAGGCACTCACGTCCTGCCCCAACAAAAGAAAACCCATTCGCAAAAGTCGTAAACTCACAATCATCAGCATACGTTACTACAAGTCCCATATCTGCTGCCACATCGTCAATAGCTTTCTTCCTGCTAACATCTTTAGCGTAAGACAAGGACACGATACTATCACGGATAGCAACGTGCCCATCATAAAGCTTCATCTCCGTAACCTTGTCAGAACCACTCATATAGGAATAGCAGTCAGTTACCCAGCCGATGAAAATTCTTTTTAATCCAGCGTCCTCGCTGTACCCCACTTCAAGGATGCAGATTGTATCTGCTCTTTCCAATTTATCGGCAGTTGCTTTTGACAAGTTATAAATTTTCAGTGAGCAGAAATTGCTTTGCTTGGCAAGACTTTTTGCAATGTCAAACTCAATCTCTAACCCCTGTTCTTTCGCTTTTGCTTCAATAACAACACCGTCCGAACCTTGTACGCCTAGAGTAATTTTATAGATGCGGTCAAACTGTGCCATAGTTAACCTCCATAAAATTCATCTTCTGTACAATACACGAGCGTAGCAGCACCGCTCTGAAAATCATCTCTGCCAACTTCCTCTTTTTCAGTCAGCACAATAAATTCTCCGCGCGGTACATTCTTTATGTGGTGGTTCATTAGCAGCGGAAATTTAGGCACTATACGAACATTAGCAAGAATTACATTATCGTTAGCGTCCCACAGATGAAACGTCCAAAACTGTCCTTCATGATTCCACATCATACGTATTTTGTACTTTACATCGTTAAGCGGAACGCTAAAAACAACATCATTGCCATTTGCAAAATTAATTGTAATCATGCCCCTGCATCTCCTTTAGTAACGTAATCAAAAACGCTTGCTGCTATACTTTTATTCGTAACTTTCTCCTTGACTTCCTCAACACCGCTGCTAACATTACCGCCATCACCAACATCAACAGAAGTTGTATCCGCTGCTCCTACATTTGCCGCTGTTTCTCCTGCGTTTTCTTCCTGCGACGCTGTTACAACATTTTCGGGAATCGCCGTAGTCTGCGTAGTCACCTTGACAATTTGTATAAAGGCAAGGTCAGCATAGATAATGCTTTTCGTAGAATCCTGCTTACTAACACGGCATGAGGTCATAACCATGTTGTCATACTTCTTCTCTGGTCGAACGATAGTGACAGGCTCTTTCTTATCCCGAATCTCTTCGAGAAGCTGCAAGCCGTTAGCAAATTTCTTTGCTCCATAACCGTTCTTCCAGAACCACGTCACAGGAGAAGAAGCGATGCCGACAGTCATTGTCAGCTTTAGCGGTTTGTTGACAATATGGTCAGCAATCTCAAAGCCTGTTTCTACTGGATGCTCAGTTACATCTTGGTCGTAGGTGTACTCAAACGACTTTACAATATCGACTTTCAGCGAGCCTACTTGTGTAGGATTTTTGATGTTAAAACCTAAAATATCTGCAAGCATACTCTCACCTCTCAGACGGCAGGATAGCGATTGTTAATATCATTGCCCAAACCACCATTATCGCGTTCATCTAATGCAGCGACAACAGCTTTACCAGTAGCTTTAGGATTGCTAACACCAGTGATATAGAAAGTGTTCTGCTGATTACCGCTATTGTTAACGCTAGTTGTTGAGCTTGTGGACGTAAAGCCTACCTTGCCATAATAGCCTAAATCGTTAGGAGTAGCAGGGCCAGTGCCGTGTACGCCTTTATCAACAAAATTGGAAAAACCTTCTTTAATTGACGGCCAAAGAGGTCCACCAAATTTTTCTTTCAAGCTCTCTCCCCATGACCTTGCTGTTTTTGCAATTTTATCGCTCAGTTTACCGAGCAAATCAATAGCAAGCCTAATAAGGTCAATAACACGCATATTTAAAAATTTCTCAAATGCTTTAGAAGCAGAATCCCACGCTTCTGTAAACCAGTTACAGAAATTCTGCCATTTCTCGCCCCAGCCAGTCAGCGCGCTTCCTATCACGCTTTCACCGCCAGAGAACCAACGATACAGGTCGCGGATAAGCTCAAGGATAATCCAAATCCACGTAAAGAGAGGTATAAAGCGAATAGGACTATTTTCAAGTGTAGTCAGAAATTCGTTAGCTTTTTTCTTTACAGCGTCAAAATCGCCAAACCAACGCTTCATCATTGTGTCTGCTGTCGGGTCGGTTATCCACTTATAAAAATCCTGTATAAGCAGGATAACGAACGCAATCGCTGCCGCAATCAGCAAGAATTTGCCCAACATAAGCATTTGAATAGCTGCACCTTTTCGCGTCTGGCTATTAAATACTATTTGCGCTCCAGTAGCCAATATTAAAGCATCACGCACAGCAACAATCCATTTCACAGCAGTTGCAATCATCATTACAAATCTGCTCCATTTTGCCATAGCAAAAAGAATACCTGCATAAATCGCTGCAATTCGCAGACCGGAAATAAAGTTATCAAGATTAATATTCTCTAGGTAGTCTGCAAATTTTGCCATGCTTTTCGCTATGCCGTCGACAATGCCCGTCTTGTCCTCAAATTCTTTAAAAAATTTTCCAAGCGCATTTTGCATCTTGTTTGTTGCCTGGCCAACAGTCCAGGGCATCTTACCTAACTCCATTTTTAAGCGGTCAGACTGTCCACGGATAGCATTAAAAACATCTTGTGCAGTCAATTTGCCTTCACTGCCCATCTGTCTTAACTGTCCGATTGTAGTACCCATGCCTTCGGCAATAGCCTTTGCAAGCCTTGGTGCTTGCTCCATAATGGAGTTTAGTTCATCACCACGCAATGTACCGGAACCTAAAGCCTGCCCCAACTGTACCAATGCAGCTTCTTGTGATGCCGCAGAACCGCCACCCAGCAACATTGCGTTCGATACGTCCTCGGTAAACAGCAGAATATCTTTAGTGCTTTTCTTTAGCTCCTGCGCATTACGTGCAACAGAGGTAAAAAGTTCAGCCGTAGAGCCGTATTGCTGACGTGTACGGCTGGCAATTTCATAAATTTCTTTTTGAACAGCCTTTGACTCCTGCTGACTTTTAGTTACGTTGTTAACCTGACCTTCGATAACCTTCCATTCGTCAATGGAGTTAATAATGCTGCCAAGGGTAAACGATACGCCAGCGAACGCCGCAAGCTGATTAAATTTTGACCATAAGGTATCAACCTTATCTCGTGCCTTATCAGCAGAGTCAGCAACACGTTCAAGTCCTGTCTTGACTCTTTTTGTGGTCTGCTCTACTTGCTTAACATTTGAGTGATTTACCTTGAAGCCAATCGCAATAACCAGACTTCTTACGTCCACGGCGCATCAGCTCCTTTCTTTTTTGGGTGGTCAAGATGATACTTCTGAATATCGCTCTGCATATCAAGCAGAGCATTTATTTTGCACAAGTCACCTAAAGTTACCGTGCCATCTTTAATTTCAGTTACTGTGACGACTTTCGCCAGCACTGGCCGCCAAACAAAAGATTCAGCGGTCAGCACTGGGTTAATCGTGCCAGGTATTTCTATCTGTTCGCCAACATCTCGCGGAATCCAGAGAGGTTGGGAATTAAATCGAAAAAATCACCAAAATTTACCTCGATAATAAATTTCTCCAATTTCAGCATATCAACAAGCTTGCCGGTAAACAGCTCATTAATAACGTCTTCGGTTAACATAATAGCTTCTTCTTCACCCTTAATCTTTACGCTGACATATTCAGCATCAAGCAGACGCTCAGAAAACTGTGTCAGCACTTCACCATTAAAGCTTTCGCCTAACTGCGCAAGGATAGCACCGACGTTAATCTGCGCTCCTAACAATGCTTCTTTCATGTCCTCGGTTTCGCCGTTCGGAGTTAAGCCGCCTTTTAAAGCTGACGTAACAGCTCTTTGCAGGTCACCGTACAGCTTTAAGCCTTGTAGCGGTGGAAAAGCACGAACATAGAAGGTGTTCGCGCCAATCTTGCGATTTTTTACTTCAAATTTTGCTTGTCTCATATTCTACCTCTTAACTATGTCCACCAACTAAAAATGCTTCGTCTGGAACAACAGCCATGAATACCCATTCACATTTTCCGTCAGAAGCAGATTTGCCACGCTGAAAGTTAGGCTTCTTAACAATCCATGCCTGATCACTAACCATAACGCTGTCACCGCTCAAATCTTTAATAGTTAACGGCAGCAAGCCAGCGCCGTTTTGATTGTCTGCATCTTGAATCAAGCTTAATGCTGCATTGCTGGAGCTGGACTGCAACAGAGTAACAGTGATTTGCTTTAAGACAGAGGACGGGTCAATACTGCGGACAATTTCCTGGTCACAGCCGACAATAGCGGAAATTCCGTCGCCTTGCGTTTCAACATTAATAAAAGTACCTTCATCAACGCCAGTCAAGATAAGAGAGCCGAACAGCACCTTAACTTTCTTCGGGTCGTATGTCTTTACTCTTGCCATTTATTTGCCCTCCTTTAAGCCTTTTGAATAAGGTTCTCATAAGTCAAAGAACCATTAATGTTAACAGCATGGATAGCACCTGCAAGACGTGCGGTAAACCTTACATCGTCAAGAACTCTTTGTGCTTTCTTGTTTGCGCTAATATTAGCAGCTTTAGGAACTGTAATAGTGTAGCCAAGATTTCTGTTGCCATCATCATCATATTCAGTCGGAGCGATACCGCCACGGTCTTGACCAAGCTTTAGAACTTTATTCAGCACACCTTCTACAAGCGCAATGCCAGCATCAGTGTACGGCAATTTCTCACGATTAATAAGCATTGCAAATTCTTCTGTTTTAATGGTTTCGACAAGCCAGTCACGGAAACGGATAACGTCAATCCATTCACCAGCACAAGTCTTGCCATTTTGAGTAATGCTGACATTCTCCGAGAAGTTTTCAAAGGTGTTGTAGTTTTTGGCAGTCAATGCAAGATATTCTGTTTCGGTTAAATCATCGTTTGTAATGCCGGAAAGCTTTTTATTTGCCCATGTTTCACCACCGGGATATACAGTAAAGCATCTGGACATTACAGCGGCTTCAGGAAATTCCTTTTCTGCTTCCTTATGATAAAAAATAAAAGTGCGATAATAATTTTTCGCTTTCAGTTTGCTGCCTGTATCTGTTGCAACGCCAGCTTGCAATGCATCAGCTTCGGCAACAGATGTACCATACAGCTTTGTATGAGCTTCAACCCATTCTGCCATTTCCATGATTTTTGCAGATGTGCGGTCAACATAGCACAAGCCATACCAATCGTTGTCAACAGCACAAATCTTATTCATGTTATCAGCAGCGGAGCTATCAGAGTTCATTCTGCCGATTTTAACTTTCTCATAATGCGGAATCTGGCTAAAAGCCTGTAATGCAGCTTTATACACAGCATCCTCAGCGTTCCAACCTAAATCTAAAAGCTGGTCAGCGTCCGTAATGGTCAATACATACGCCGGAGCAGCGTGCTCATGTGCAGATACAATCATAAGTGTATTAAAGCCATTGGATGAAATACCTGTAGTATTCAAAGCAATCTGCACATTGACTAATCTGTCGATATTTGCCATTCAATTCACTCTCCTATTCTAATTCACCAGTGATTTCAATTTTTACAAATTCCCCATCCACAGCAGGGCGTTCTTCTTTATCTTTGCCGTTGCTCGTCGTGCCGTTGATTTTTAGCTTATCAAACCAGTCTGCGCCGTCCTGCAACAGCTCACGACTATACGACACAGTGAGGTCGACAGAACCTCTTTCCTGCCACGTAGTACCATCGAGCGCAGCAGTCAAATTTTGTACCTGCTCTACACTGTTTACAGCAACATTGGCTTCGCTACACAGGTCAATAATGTCTGGCATTTCTACCAAATATTTAAGCTGGTCTAAAAGCTCTAATGAGCCTTCTCCGATAGCCTGTATATTTACCGTGGCTTCTTGAAAGCCTGCATTGCTGTATTGTTCGCTCTTAGGCAAAAAAACGACCTCATTGCCTATATTTCTTTCAGACAAGAGGTCTACAACAATGTTTAATTCATTCGTCGCAGGAGCATTCGTTTTCGCCCTGCGCACTGGCACAGAAGGATAAAGCTTCTGCATTAGTGCGATAAAAAAGGTATGTACTTCATTTCGGGTGTTAGCTTCACTCAAAATTCGCTCACCTCCACAGCATAGGCACGGTAATGGTTTATAACGTCGCTTTGAAAAATATCACTAGCGATAATCTCAAACGTCCTGCCGCGCCATATAAAGCGGTCAGCCTGCGTTCCTGTATGTTGGTCGGCAGTATACAGCTCAACGTCTGTATAAACCTTTACCGCTCTCCCTTGCCTACGTCCTTCTGGCAGTGCGTCCATCTCATTCGCCTTTAACGCTTGTACGCTTGCATAAATTTCAAGCTCCTTTGCGTCGCGATAAAGATATGTTCCGTCAGCAAGTAATTCGGGTTTACCGTCATAACGCAGGACAGTTATAGGCTTGCGAAAACTACTCATCGTCACTACCGCCTTTCTCGATAACGTAGCGAATTGATTGATGCAAATGACCTGTATCAATCAATGGTCTAGGTTTTTGTCCGTTTGAACCATATTTTTCTTTACGCTTGTATGTAGCAGGAGAGTTCGGAACAAAAGGTCCGTCGACAATCTTGTTTTGCACCATACCTTGTACTTCGTTGCCCAACTGATTAAGCGCAGTGCCTACACTCATACCTTTTATCGCGCCAGTAGCGATATTATCAACCATCTTGTCAATAGTCGGCTTATTCTCATCGTAAGCAGAACGCAAGAATGAACGTTGCGGCATATTACCTAAACCAAATTCATGTATAGCAGCAATCACCGCTAATGGTTGGTCAGTAGTACGTATGCTACCATTTTTACCACGTCTCGCGGCCTTCTCTTTAGCTTGTACGCCAACCTTAATTACAACATCATCAAGCTCTGTATAGAGCGTTTTTACAATGCGTTTATAGCCTTTGTCAATATCCTCTACTCTGCTCATACTACACCGTCCAGTCTCGTAACCACAGGCACGATACACATAGCGCATAAGCGTTTATACTCAACGCCGTAATACGTCTTGTCGAGCATATCAAAATCTGCTTTACTGCCAAAGGAACGTTGCAAGTCACCTTCCTTTTCCGACGTAACCTGCGACGCAACATCAACAGCACCGCTTTTGCCGCCCTGCGAAATAAGCTGACGCAGGACAACGTGATGTGCCATTAGATAGACAAACGCTGTCACATAAATCTTGCCAAAAACGCTTTCTGACAGCATCGGGGAAACAAGGTTATAATAAACGTCAAATTCTTCGTCGGTCAATGTAAGTTCGGGGCAGATAACAGAAAATGCTTGCTTTATCTTATCTTTAGTTTCCGTTAACATCTTTTTTTGCCATGTTAACAAAAGCAAAGATTACGGAGTAAATATCTTCTGTGGTTTCTGCGCCCTCTACATTGATACCATATTTTTTAGCAAAAGCATTCAACGCACTTTTACTGGATTCCTTAGACAGCTTCGCAATGTCTACAACCATATCATCAACGCTTACCTCTTTAGCAGCACCTTTTTCTTTTTCGATGGTAATCATCTTTTCTTTGACGTAGGCTTTAACAATGGGATTCTTGCCCCATTCGTCACCTACAACGCCGCACTGGTTCGGCAGAATAAATTTACCGTCGATATTAATTACAGCTCGAGAGATATTTTTAACTTTCATTCGTGTTCCTCCTAAAAAGAAAATGCCCTCTCATAACGAAAGGGCAAGATAAATTTTGATTAGATGCCAGAAGCCTTGTTCATGGACAGCGGATAGTAAATCAGCACGCCAGCTGTACGACATTCGCAAGGAACTTCAAATTCCAAGCCTTTTTGCTGAATAGTGTGCTGAGTGAACGGCAGCGGAATTTCCAAGGTCTGATGGTCTGCGTCTTTAACATATGTAAGCATCATGTCAGCACCGCCTACACCTGCGCCAGCCAGCTCATTGGCTTTCAATACAGTTACATCCGGGTTATTGCGTTTAAACACAGACAGAATAGAATCTGCGACTACATCAGAATAAGGTGTGGAAGCAATATAGTTGTATTGATCCGGCGGCAGTACCAAGGTATTAGGATTTTCTACGTCATTAGTCTGTTTGCTAACAGAATTGATAATGCCGTTCATGTCACGCAGAATTTGTACAGCGGTTTTGTCTTTAAATTTAGTAGAAGAACCAGCACCACCAGTACCATCGGCAGCAACAGTGTAGTTACCAATGTTAGGATTATCCAACAGACCTACTACACCATGTTTAGCATCGCCATGGAATGCAATGTTGTTGATATACTCATCAATCTTACGACGAGCAGCAATAGCTTTGCGATTAGCCAGCGGCTTTCTTGCCATAGCAGCACGACGCAGGTCTTGAATGGAATAGCCATAAGCAGCACCGCCAGCGATAACCTTAGCAATATGCTCTTCCGCCATAACGTCTACACGAGCAAAGTCAGTCGCATAGTTGGCAATGGTTTTTGCCATACCAACAGCACCGAGAGACTGATAGCTGATAGTGTCTGCACCTGGGTCAACCTCAGATGACATATCAAACAGCTTCAGCGCATTCAGATTCGCAAATTTTTGGTCATAGGTCTTTGCCTTTACAGCTTCAAGCTCCTTTGCAACAAAAATGGTATCGCCTGCGTCTTTGCGCAAGCCGTCGCAACGCTCGATTACAGCAAGGTCTAATTCATCGTAATGCATTTGAGTCATTATTCGTTCACCTCTTCTTTTTTAAAATCAGCCGATTTCAATGACGGCCAAACCTGCCTTGTCGCAGGAAGTAATAAATTTAGCACCACAGCCCAGAGCTTCAATGCCAGTAGCCACAGCGTCTTTAACGAAAGTACCGTCAGCAAGTTTCAGATGAGCTTCGTCACCTGCGTTAACAGCACCGCCAGTCTGTACCCACAGTCTGCCACGAGTTACAACAGGAACGGTGTAGTGTTGCGGATAATACTTCTTGCCATCTTCGGGCGGCTCGATATGAGTATGCAGAGTAACGCCGATAACTTTTGCACCGTCACCAGTAGCAGAAGCGGCTTTTACCTGCTGTTCGGGATCAGTGCCACGAATAACAGCAGCAGCAGTGCCGATGCCGTCAGCATCTTCGACAGCAAAAGAATCAACAGTATGAGTGGACAGGTCATAAAGCATACCTGCAAAAGCCTTGTCCATGTTTAAAGCATAATTAGTAATTGCCATTGTAATTCACCTCTTCCTTTATTCTTCGCCACGCATACGAGCAATCATGCGCTCACGAGCGGTTGCGGCAGAGTCGTTCTTAACATCACCGTCACCACCGTTACCTTTGGTTTTAATAACCTGCTGTTTAAAGCTATCGTTATGCAGCATTTCCTTTGCGGCGGTATAAGCACCGTTGATGTAAGCATCAGTCATGCCGTCCAGCTTAAAGGATTCACCGAAAGCAGCTTTAATAATGCCAGCCTTTAACTCAGCATTAGTCAAGCCGTCAGTTTTTTCCATCTTTGCAATTTTAGCGGTTTCCACCAAATCTGCGTATTCCTGCATATCAGCCTTTACAGCTTCAACAGCTTCTTTAACAGCCTTTTCCTTTTCAGCGTCGGCAGCATCACATTTAGCTTTTAAGCCGTCACGTTCTGCGGTCATAGCGTCAAGGTTAGCTTTGTTGGTATCAGCGTCTGCTTTCAAAGTTTTGTTCAGCTCTTTTACAGATGCCAGCTCGGTGTTAGCAGTATCAAGCTTTACACGAGCGTTTTCTTCCTTGCTCTGCAGGGAGCTGATGAAGTTGGCGATTTTCTCGTTAACTTCATAATCAACGGAATCAATTTTAATTTTCATTTGCGTCTGTTCTCCTTCAATGTCAATAATTTCATCACCGTCAAGGTTAAGCCGCGCCTTTGCACCTGCTCTTGCCCTATCTACGACAGCTAGATGATTGATACGGATGTTACGTTGGATAGCATCATATTGCTGTCCGTCTGGAGTCGTGCCCGATGTTTCCTCAATGTCAACTCTATAACCTAAAGACAAGCCACGTTTATCACCAATGGCTTTAGGATTATGAATGACAATATCACAGGCAATGTTTGTTTCGTCTTTTCGATAGCCACAAGACAAGATTGTACCAATGGCTAAATCCTTTGCGGTATCGCTGTTAACAATGCCGCTGGCAGGATGTCCCACCACGATAGGCTTGCCGATAAAGCTTGCTTCGCTATCTTCGTTGAATACTTCGTCTGGCGGTCTGTACTCTCGTCTAATAGTCCCGTCTGGCTGTTGGTAGATGTAAATGCCAGTACGTGCCACGATGGGAGAATCACGCAAGAAGCCGTCAGTATCGGTTACTGCTCCGTTGACGAACATCCATGAATCAAGACGTTCATAACGTTGTACACTTCCCAAAAAATTCACCTCCTTGTTTTTGGGTATATAAAAAACACCCATGAATTCACAGGTGCAATTTAACTTAACTCTTTGTTTTTGTTTGGCTTTATCTGCCCATTCGGAATAGCTTCTGTCATGTTCCATGCAGCAAGGTCAATAATGGGTATCGCTACACAGCGACAATTCCAGTCCATGCCTGGGTGGTACTTCGGTGACGGATAAACCTTAACCCCGTTGATTTCGCCCACCTTATCGCTGTTCCAGTAAAAGTATTTCCCATCCATTTCAGCATGAGATTTTCTTACACGGTTATCGTGAGAGGACGACCATTGATACACGCTTATACCACAGTCCATTTGTCTGCGCTTCGTCAAGATACCGTTTAAATCGCTGACACCATTTCTAGCGATAAACTTTGCTGCATTGTCTGTCACACCAAACAAGTGCTGTATTTCATCTTCTACCTCTGCCATCGGCGTTCCTCGCTGCACGGCTCTACTTAAAACATTTTGAAGCTTCTCCAGATAGTCGTTTACAAGTCCTTTCGTATAGCGTTTCTGCTGTGCTAACCACTCAGCCTTTACGCTTCTCATCAACGCAGGATCTTGCAAAAATACATCGACGCTGACAGTTTCGGCAAAAGCACTTATGATATTAGCATCGACGACACTGGAAACACCTGCAAGAATCATCTCTAACTCTTGTAATGCTTCCTCTAGCGTCATTGTTTGCAGAAGTTCGTCGAGTATAGCCTGTATAACATCGTCTGTGATAGTGTTCTCGTCGTCGCTACGCAACGAATAAGACAGTATAGGTATATTGTTATTCGTGGCACTCTTCAACCGTCTCACAACGGCTCTCAGAACCCGATAATAATCACGCTCAAAATTTTTAGGATACTTCGGGCGTTTTTTAGGCTTGAGGTAACGGATTGTTTTCTTCTGTTTCTTCATCGTCCAAATCCAGCTCCGTTTCTGATACTGGAATGTCGCCACGTTCGGCAAGGTACTTCCTGCCCTGCGTAGCGTCAAGCATTTGATTGTCGACTAAATCAAGCACAAGCTTGACAACGGCAGCTCTTACTTCTGCCCGTGTCTTGTCAACATTGGCTTGCTCTAAATCGTTTAGCTGCTGCAATGCCTTAAATTTTATGCTCCACTTGTCAAGCTCTTTACCTTTCGTCGGTCCTTCGCTCGAAAGCTGAATAAGCTTTACAAGGTATTCCAACGCAGGACGTAACTTGCGCTTCTGATAGCTTCTTACTTTGTCATAGTAAATCTGCATATCACTTTGTCCTGTTGCGTTCATGCCTGCAGGGGAACGACCAAACAGCTTTGTAAACGGATAACCAGTTACGGCGCACACATACTGCTCCATCTCTTGAATAATATCAGTTAAGCCGCCGAGAGGAATATTAAACACGGCGTATTCATCATCCTTGTCAATCGCTACACTGCCATTTAAGCGACGAGAGTAATCTATTAAGTCTAAACGCTTGATAACATCTTTCGTGCCTTGCTCCGTCTGTAAGACATTGCTTAATCCTTGTAGCTTCAAAAGGCTCGTACTTACTTTATCCATAATGTCAATCGTTTTGTCCATCGACGTTTTTACACGATTGATAGCAGCAGGAATACCGTCTAAGCATGACAATCCAGCTCCATTGTTGGCAATGCGTTCAAGCTTCGGCAGTGTTTCGCCGTCAAAAATTAAAAGCCTGCTGCGGTGAACCTTAAACAAGTTACCGTTCGGCGGCGTTATCGTGTAGTATTCAGCTTTACCAAAATTTACGTCTCGCACGTCTGTGTCATAATACAATGACGCAGAATCTTCCATAACGCTGCGCTTGTCAAAGACTTCAATACCGCTTACACGACGTAACCTCTTTAGATTGATAGGCTGGTCAAGCTCCTGCCCATCGTCGGCAAGGATAAGTGCGCAGGACATGCCGAACAGCCTGTCCCAGTACAATGCTTCTGTAAGCTTTTCGGGAATAAAGAGTACTTCAAGCTCCTGTACAATACACTCGTCTTGGTCACCCTCGATTTCGATAAAGTTTTTAATCGCATCATCAACAACAAGCGTAACAATGCGTCGCACAATCAAATTGCGATACATCAACGCCAACTGTTGGTCGCTTAATTTGCGCTCGTTCATCAGCGTTTCGTAATTGCTCAACTTACGAGCAATAAACGCATCTTTAAATCCGCTGTCTGCTCGTATAGTGTCTCTTTTTCTTGCCATATTTTTTCTCCTTATGTTGTTAAGCCGCCCCAGTTCGTAGCGTGCATTAATTTGTTAAACGCATCACTGGACGCATCAACCATATCATCATGCTTGCTTTCCGGGAACGATTCAAGTTCTGACAGATACATATCATTCCATTCACCTTTAAGGATAAGGACGTTTCCTGCCTGCACCTGTGAAGCAAATGGAGTAGCACGAACCTCTTTGCTGCCTGTCGGCGATACAATCTCCACCGAGTAACCTGCAAGCATTGATACAAGACTTTGAGCTTGCGCCTTGCCTGCCTGTCCTGGGTCTTGCGGTATGGTGATTTGTACAAATTTATATTTGCCCTGGTCTATCGCTGCCATGTTACGCAGAAGATTCCTAGCGTCATTAGCCTTTATCTGCTTGCGCTTTACATCAAGGACGATTACTCTGCCATCGTCAAGCAGTCCCATTAACACGCCTGCTGTTGCGTCCGGATCTGGGTTAAGCGGCGTAGGCTCTGTTGCTGCCAAGTCCCAGGAACGTGCATAAGCAACGATATTTTTTGGTACAGCATCAACAAAAGTAAAGTTTTCTGTTTTGAAGTACATGCCAGCAGCAGGACGAATTTTCCAGTTACCATACAACAGACGTTCCTTGTCAATTTCAGCCAACGCTTTAAGGTTTGCCATGTATGACGGGTCTTTAGCCATTAAAACCTTGTTGTCCGTTAACTTTGATGCTATAAACGTAACCGACTTGCATTCTTCGACATTTACGCCGTGTTCCTTTGCAAGTTCATGCGGATTACTGCCCCAATAAATCGTATCATTCAATACACACATATAGCGTACAACACCGCTACGCTCGTAGATTGGATAGCCTGTATCTTGATTTATCCACCAGGAAATAAAATCAGCTACCCAACTATCGCTGTCCGGGTTGCACGTCGCTCTTACATAAGGACGGATACCGCACGTTGAACGGTTACGAGAAAGCATATATAAGAATTGGTGACGGCTAAAATGCGTCAGCTCGTCAAAAGCTAGATAGCAAATTTCTGAGCCTTGCCAGCCTTGTAAATCTTCGTCACGCTCCAAATGCGCAAAATGAATTCTTGCTCCGCTAGGACTAAAAAACCAATGTAGTTTTGGCGTTTTCTTAGGTCTGGCTCCTTGCACTTGTCCATATATTTTGTTAGCAGCATCCCACAATCCGCCTGAAGCTGTGATTTGAGTATAATTTTTTCGAAACACAACGCCGCTAAATCCTGCTATATCTTTATGCCTTAATCCTTCCAGGAGAAGTGCAAAAGTTTTTCCGCCGCCAGCTGCTCCACCATAAATTACTATATCAGCAGAAGAACACATAAAAGCTGTTTGCGGTCCTGGTTGCGGAGTTAGATACAGCGGCTCAAATGTATCTCTGCCGTTATTTGGAATGTAGATAGATTGGTAAGCGTCTATTGTTTCAACGCTTGCATCTTCCGCTAGCGACAAAATACCTCCGTCAGCTCCTGCCAATGTAGCAAGAGTGCGAATTGCATTAACATCACTTTCTTTTAAAGCTTTGTTAAGCAACTTCGCTATCATTAAGGCTTGATAGTTTTGATCTTGCTCGTCTAAGCCGAAAGCGTGTAAAAATCTTTTTGCTTTATCATCGTGTACTTGTGATTCAAGTATGGTTTTTGCTATCTGCTGTAAGTTTTTTTTTGCCCGTCTTATTTCACCGGATTTTTTGCCGCCAACAGTTCCTCTTTTTCTTGCTTCATCCTTGCTTCGGACAGGCCTTAAATTGCTAACATTTCCTCGTGCTGGCACATTAAAACACCTGTCCTTTCTTTAGATTTTATTTGCTGTCTACAAGGTAAAATTCTTTTCGCAGCTCTGCGTTTACCAAGAATTGTCCACCACAAGAAGCAGTCTTTGTTTTTACTCCTGGCTTTTTAATTCCTCTAGCAGTCATACAAGAGTGTTCGCCCTGAATAACTACAATAACGTCCTCTGTCCCTAAAATTTTTGTAAGAATGTCGCGAATTTCCTTGCCGATACGCTCTTGAATTTGCAGACGTTTTGTTACTGCGTCAGCAATACGTGCAATCTTGCTAATGCCGATAACTTTACCGTTAGGGATATAGCCTACATCAACAGTCATGTTATACATGAGTGCGATATGGTGCTCGCAATAAGAAAAGCAGTTGATGCCTTTTAACACCACCATATCATCGTTATCACAGGAAAAGCACTTGTTGAATTTCTTTGCGATTTCATCGTTGCTGACACTTGCGTACTCTAATTGCTCCATTAGCATTTTTGCGAACCGTTTAGGAGTTTCAAGAAGTCCCTCTCGGTTCGGGTTTTCGCCGATGCCCTCAATAATAAGCCTTGCTGCTTGTTCTAGCTTTTTAGCGTCCATGTTACACGCCCCTTTTATCTTTATCCCAAATAATTTTATGAATCTGCACTTGTACGCAGATGTTATACGGCGAATTTTTTGCGTACTCTACAAGCTCCGCAGGTTCGATTGCGCCCCACACTGGCGAGATGTAAACTTTTGCCTGGCATTTGATTTTTTTGCAATAGTCAAGCACCCGGTCTACGTCGTTAAAATCTTCTTTGCTGCCAACTACAAATTTTATAACGTCCTTTGCGTTAAGGTGCTTGTAATTATCCATTAGCATTTTATTAGATTCGCCAGACGTGCCGCACTTGTAATCAATGGTATAAAAAATACCGCTTATCCTTTTTTTGTAAAGCGGTACAGCACCATTTGTTTCGATATTTACCTCATATTTGGCTTTGTGTAGCAGTTCAAGGAGTGGCTGTAAGTCGTGTAGGAGCGGTTCACCGCCAGTAATGGTTACACGCTTGCAGTTATACTCGCTTATCTCATCCATAAGCTCCTGCTCATTAAAACTGCTGGCAGCATCTGCGAATTGTTGAGCATAGATTGTATCGCAATAACTACAACGCAGGTTGCAGCCAGCCAAACGAACAAATACAGAAGGATAGCCGGTTCGCTTTCCTTCTCCTTCGATACTTTTAAAAATTTCCACCACATTATATTTCATACACGGCAACATTCCCTTCGCTTTCCTGTACCGACACCTTAACGCAATGCGGAACTTTTTCGAAAATCCAGCGAGCAATGTTTTCTGCTGTTGGATTGCATTGTAAAACGTCGTTTAAATATTGATGGTCAAGCATATCAGAAACAAGGTTTTTAATATGCTTGAAATCTACTACCATGCCGTTAGCGTCTAAGGTTTCGCTTTGGCAAGTTACGCAGATAATCCAATTATGGCCATGTAAATTTTTGCACTTACTTTCATAGTCTAAAGAAAGTTGGTGTGCTGCCGAAATTTCTAATCGTTTTGTTACTGTATACATATTAATCCTCCAACGCAGGGTCTTTCACGCCGTTAGCTTTAAATGCCATCGCACGGTCAATACACGTTCCGCAAGTTCCGCAAGGCTTTTCTCCGCCCTCGTAGCAGCTCCATGTAAACTGATATGGTGCTTTAAGCTCTAATCCAAGCTTAACAACGCCTGCTTTATTTAGATTGATAAGCGGTGCTTCAAGATGTGTGGTTCGTCCGCTACCCTCAAAAATCGCTTTATTCATATAATCAACGAATTCAGGTGTACAATCAGGATATGCTCGCCCCGCTGCATCGTCAGCATGAGCACCATAATAAATAGCTTCTGCTTCTACGCTTACAGCAACAGCGGCCGCATAAGAAAGTAACAGACCGTTTCTGAACGGCACATAGGTATCAACAGTGCCTTCGCCACCAAGCTCTTTAAGCTGCTCAGCATAGGATTCATGTTTAACATCATGTGTGCTTTTAGCCAGCAATGGACAATCGCTCATAGAGAACGCCAGCGACAAATCAGTTTCTTTATGCTCTACACCATAAAAAGCAGCGACTTTTCTTGCGCTTTCAATTTCTCTTTTATGCCTTTGTCCATAATAAGCAGATAAGGCCAAAACTTTTTCTGTACCATATTTTTTGACTGCAACAGCTAAACAAGTAGTGCTATCTACACCGCCGCTTAATAAAACAACTGCTTTTTTCATTTATTATTACCTCTTTTCAAAAATGAGTCTTTGCATACTCCTGAAATTTTACCCATTCTACAAAATTATTAATAGCTACTTCTTTATTTCTCACTCGCATGCCTGCAGGCTTGTTATATTTAACCATCGTTTTTCCATTGAACTTATATACTGCGCCGAATCTATTGCCAGATACCCACGCAGTAGAATCTACGCTGTCAAAATGAAATCGTGGCAAATATTTCAATTGAGTAAATCCCAAACCGTGAATTTTAGCTCCATGCGAGTGTGCTTCTTTGATAAGCAAAGGAAATTTTTCAACTTCACCTTTTGTAAATTCGCCGCTAACATAACCGCCTATTGCAACATACTTATACCGCTTGCACATTTCAATAAAATCTTTCATGCCACGGCTTTTATGCCATACAGGAATCGGTGACCTGCCAACTTTTTCAGCAATGTATTTTCTGATTTTCAAAACTTCTTCGTAGCCTGCAATAGGATCAATGTCAAGCTCAAAAAATTTCTGCACATTATGTTTTTTGATGTATGCAATATAAGCATCTACATAAGTTTTTAAATCAATTTTTTTCGCATTGCCCATCAGCATAGTGAATGCCCCAGAATCAAGCATATAATCACTATACAATGGCAAATATTGTTCAGATTTTGGTGTGGTCATAAGGAAGGATTCCAAAATATACGGTCGAAGAACTTTTGATTCTTCAGCCAAAATTTCGGCTCTGCTTTCTCCCCCTGCAAGATGAATTTTCATTTTAGGGATGCTCTCCTTTGCTTTTATGTTCTCTTGATCTGGCCAAAATGCTCTTTGGAACCAGTTCCATCCCCCCCCGGCTGCCGCTAAGAATATTTTCATTATGTTCACCATTCCAATTTTTTTAACGTAGGAGCAACATATTTATTCCATTGTCCACCGCCTATTGCAAGATACAAATCCATTATTGCCCCCCCAAATAGTAACTCACGGTAGCCCATACCGCCAGCCAAATACAGTTTCATATTTCAAATTCTTCACCGCAATGCGGACAGGTAACAGTTTTAGGCTTCTGCTCATGCTCAGATGAGGTGTTAGCGTCCTCAAAAAAATCATCAATGCTGCCACTATCCAAATCATGTGTCTCAAAGCCGAACTCATCCATATCAATACTTTCGATTTGTTCCAGCTCTAACGCCAGTTTTTCAAAATCCCACCCAGCAAGTTCCCCGGTTTTGTTATCCGCTAGGCGATAAGCCCTCGCCTGTTCTTCTGATAAGTTTTCAGCAACAATTACCGGAGCTTCAGTTAACCCTAACTCCTGAGCAGCAAGATAGCGTGTATGACCAACAATGATAACATTATCTTTGTCAACTACAATAGGCTGATTAAAGCCGAACTCTTTAATGGAGTTGGCAACCTTTTCAACAGCTTCTTCGTTGTTTCTTGGGTTGTTTTCATACGGCGTAATGTCTGATAACGCCATTAATGTAATTTTGTTTCTTAAATCCATGATGTACCTCCATTTTTTACAATAAAAAAGGACAGTGCTTTTTTTACACTGTCCAATAAAACTATAATAATTTTAGCAACGCTTCCGCTCGCTGACGGTCAGTTTTAACGATTTTTGCGAATTGCTTTATAAGCTCCCATTCATCATCGAACGCTCTAATATTGCGTCCCTTGCGTTCGCCAGCAGCAGTCTTTCCTTTCGGTCTGCCTGCTCCCTCACGAACACCGCCCCATTTTTTACTTTCCATGTTAACCCCTACTTATCCACCAATACAACATTACAATTCCACTAGCTAAGCCATGCGCCCACAATACCCATTCATGCAGGCTCATTTGAGGAAAATTTCTTACTGCTTCGACTACAATGCCAATAGTGAACAACCAAATTAGTATTTTCATTTTTGTTAAAACGTGGTAGAATATAGGCAGGTGGACGATTGCTCGTCCTACCTGCTGCCCTCTTTATTTACGCTTTCTGGACTTGCGATTTACAGGGGGCTTCTTTTTTTGCTGCTTTTTCTTTAACTTCTCCTGTATTTGGAGAGCCGTTAATACGGAACTTAATATAAGTGAAACCGTTTCGGCAGCATCTTTTAAATTCTGATCCACGTTTTGTACCTCCTTTCTATACTTATATTATACTACAGTTTTGTTTATTTGTAAAGTGTTTTTTCAAAAATAATTATAAAAAGACGGTACTTTTTTGTACCGCCTTGCTGTTATTTTACTCTAAACTGTAACGCAGGAACTTTTAAACTATCTCCATAAGCATCGGTATATCTGCTGTTGATTTCAACAAATCCTTCAAGAACGCAACCTTCTTGCTGAAACAGCCAAGCAGTTCTAATTGCTTCTGTGTAGATACCCGAAAAAGTGAATCTTTTAATTCCGTTCGCTTTCATGCAAGCCACTATTTCAGGTACTTGATGGTCCCAAACAATTTCGGAAAGGTCAAGGTTGAGGTTGCCATGTTCTCTAGAGTTTTCATATTCGCGCCAAATGTGAACAGCAAAATCTCCAAGGCTACCTATCTGTCCAAAGGTTTCATTATGAAGCTCTCTGGCTTTTTCTTTTTCTTCGTCATTTTTTGCTGCATCAAACGCAGCTATTGCTTGGAGTTCCTTTTGATAAGCTTCTTCAAAAATATTTTTCATGTTAACCGACTTCCTTCACTCTTTATTTTGTAGGTTTTCTTATCTCCCTTACATTTATATTATACTACATTTCGCTATTTTTGTAAAGAGTTTTCTTTATAAAACATCAGTTATATTTTACACACCTAAAAAGCCGTCTACATTTGTAGGCGGCTTTTTGAGTACACAACATATTTTTAGGAGAAGGATTTATCATCCAACTGTTGCATCTTAATTATATCATTCCTTTAATTGCCTTGTAAATGACACCTTACTGACATGATTTTAAAAGGTGCTCTATTTGTATCCTGGCAAACTCTGCATCTTCGGCTGTGTAGGCTTTTTCACAGTAGCCATTACAGGCAGGCTTTGTTTGGTCTTTCTTGTAGCTAAAAATAACATCCTGGTATACAGCAAGCTGGCGCATCTGTTCATAAGCTCCTATGCTTATAACATACTCCCAAAACGCTCTTAGGTTATCTTCACCTTTGCTATAAGCTGCTATATACTCATTTAGCAAATCATGTAAAGGTTTATCCATTTTTAGCTCTGCACTTTCTTATTTTAAGAGCATTGCTGGAAGGATTTTCGCCAAGATACACGCCTTTGGTGTATGGCAGATATGCTGAAACAGTGCTCTTGCTTACACGCAACTTTTCGGCTATGTTCTCTACGCTGTAACCTTGCTCATGCAAATCATTGACCTGTATGGACATATCACTTTCATATGCTCCGGCATCAATGAGAACCTTTCTGACTTTCTGCTCTGAAACGCGAAACAGTGCAGCTACTTTTTTAATGCTGCCTTCGGCATTGTAAGACTTGATAATATCTTCCGGCTTCAAATGATCACGCCCTTTCGGTTTGCTTATCTATATTGTTGTTGCATATACGCCTGTAATTCTTTGGCAAAGTCTGCGTGTTCCTTGATATAGGCTTTGACTATCTCATAGCACTCTGCGTAATGCTTTCCTTCCTTGTTTTTGTTATTGGTAGCAATCTTAATAGCTACATTAAACAGTGTAGCACCGCCCTCATTTTTAGCATCTATAAAATCTGCCAACGCTTCCGGAACTAACACCGTAATAGTTTTTTCCTGCTTATCGTAAGAATCGTTTAAAACGTCGCAGAAACTATAATCAGTTTTATATGTCCTGTAGAACATTGTTACATGTTTGCAGCCAATTTCTGCTTCTATAGCACGGCGCTCTTTGTAACACTCGGAGCATACGCCATATTCTTCAAAATAACGAATCTTACGTTCACGCTCATCACCTTTGCCGTACAGCTGTACCGTTCCGGTGTGACCGCATGAAAAAGTTACTTCGTACTTCATTTGCTCGCCCTCTTTCCGTAGCAGTACAAATTCCACGCTTGGTCATCTTGTTTCCACAAGTCTACCAACGCTTGACGTTCCGCGCGAATTTCTGCGTCGATTTTACGCTCATATTCGATTGGGTTAACGCCTTCAGGAATGTACTGCAAAGCTTCGCTGAAGGAAAACTCCTTAATATTGCCAACACCTTCACGATGGATGTCAGCAGCTTTCTGAGCACAGTCACCGCACAGGAAGTTGTGCGAGTTTACACCGAAGTAATGCTTACCGCAATGCTGGCAAACCTTTTGGGTACCAGCTGCTTCTGCAATTAAGGAGCGAATTTTCGCAAACAGCTCCTTACGAGTCGTTTTCTTATTGAAGCGGAAAACTCTTTGTTCACCGCCGATTTTTACAACACACGCCTGACGATGTGCACGCCAGGTGAACTCGACTTGACCTATCTTCATGATTTCCTCCCTCCTTAATTCATGCGGCTGAGAATTTCCGCCTTAATTGCTTCTTCATACTGACCAGATTTACCCAAGCAAGCTTCCAGGTGCTGCGTATTATACAGCACAATTTTTTCAAACTCACCAACTAATTCCTCTTTACTCATATTTTTTAAAGCAGCAATTTTCTTTTCCAGCATTATAACCGACTTCCTTTCTTGTAGGCTTTCTATCTTCCCTACAATTATATTATACTGTATTTCTCTGCTTTTGTAAAGAGTTTTCTTTATAAAATGTTAGTTTTCTTCTAAATCTTCTCTAGTTACCTCATACTCAATACTGCCGTCACGCTTGCGCAGAACTACCTCAAAGTCACAGGCAGTTGCAAGCTCCAGCAGAAGCCTAAGTGATTTGCATTTTTTAACCTTGTAGTTCAGGGACATTGGCGTAATGCCCATTTCCCTAGCTAATGTAGCCTGGTTTTTTCCTGTTGAAGCGATTAATGCCTTGATTTTGTTTTCTATTGACATAGTAGCACCACCTTAATTATTATATCTCTTATCATTATACAGCGTTCTCTTTATGTAATCAATATAATCTTTTATAAAAATATTGCCTGCGAGATTTCCCGCAGGCTTTTTGTTAAGATACTTCAATCATCGTTTTTAACCACGAATCGCTTGACGCATCAATGAGCCATTTCTTATTATAGCCGTTATAATGCCTGATCAAGTAAAGCTTTGTCTTGTTGCCTTCGTTATTGTACAGAGAGAAGTTAGGGAACTTCTTGCCTTCTGATTGCTCCAGCTGGTAAAAGTATTCGTGAATTTCTTTCGCTCTCTTTATAACCTCCCAGTCTAGCGTAAACTCATCAGCATAGTTGTATTGCTTTGCCCTATTATCTGAATGTACTCTGTATCCGGCAAGGTTTGGCAGCACACGTATTTTATCAAACGACGCTCCCAGGCTATTCACAAAATCAAGAATCGAATCGAAGTCATAAGCAAAATGAGTGTTACGCATACCGGGTAATTTATACTTATTGCAGTCATCGTTCGGCTCTTCGTCCGTGATGTAGAATAAGAAGTCTACGAAGCCTACATACTGTAAGCCGCCATAAAGTTTCTTTCTTTCGCCAAGCATTTCACCGCAAACAATTTCAAGATAAACTCCCTTGCCGTTATCAAGGTGGAACGCTGTTCTTACACGGCAGTTGCCTATGGTGTTGATGCTGCGCTCTGCCTTTTCCCATCCAGCACCTTCAAAATACAATGTTTTCACGTTAACCACTACCTTTCTATTGCTCATCGGTAGGAACTATTTCAAATTCTCCTATGTCAAACCATGTGTTAGTTCCGTCTACCAGGAATATTCTGCCGATTTTTTCAAGTTCCTTTATGCTGCATTCCATTGCGCTTTCTTTGTTGAAAACCTTATAACCTTGTCTTTTGAACATAAACGCTATTCCGTCAACTAAATCTTCCTTTGAACTATAATAGGTTATTTCGCCCCAGCTGCAATACAAGACATATCTTTCATCGTAGAACTCACCGTTAACCTCATTCGTTTGATAAAGCTCGCAGCCAGGTTCTTCGGCAGCATAGTAAAGTTTTAAGCCTTTATCTTTTGCAAGTCTTACGAAAAAGTCCATTGCCGGGGTCCATTTGGTGTCTACGGTAAACCGCAAGAAATATTCTTCTTCGTTGGCTTTAGCTACTTCTCCAACATCGTCGAACCATCCTTCATAGTTACTGCCAGGGTAAAGCTCATTACCGTATCTATAAATGCTGCCATCATTTTCATCTAGGTAACGTTCAATATCATCTCGCAGCCTTTGCAGTATTGTTTTATCTCCAACCATTGTAATGTCATTGAAACAGATATTAGCCATTTCACACCTCCGTGTTAACTTTGCAAATCGAACTGAGTTTGCCAGCTCTAGGATTATTCTTTTTAGGACATTCATCAATGCGAGCTATCGGAGTGTACCAGTTTGGCAAGCAGTTACAAATTCCGTATTGGTCAGTGAAAAACCTGTCGAAGCTCTCAAATGTTGAATGAGCGTACTGGCAATTTCTACAACCAAATCTTTCAATTTTAGGTTTTTCTTCTATTGTCCAAAGATTAACCAGCGCAGCAGTTTCCTTGAATTTATCAAAAGGTGTCATATTAGCATACCCCCTTTCTGATAATCATATGCCGGAGCACTTCTTCGGTAATCTCCATTGCTTTGTGAAGCTCGAGTACACACCTCTTGCTTGCATGAAACGTAACCAGGACATAAATACCGTTCTCGTAGTCCTGAATCACGTAAGGCATCCTTCTTTCTCCCCAGCGTTCTGTCTTTTCAACTACGCCACCATTAGAAGCGATTAAGTTATTGAACTTCAAGATAACATCCTCGACTATTTCCTGCTCCGGGCGCATAACGTACATAATTTCATAAGCGTTCATTTTTCTTTCCTCCTTACATTTGTTCATCTTCCTGGAAACTGTAATAACTGCCGTCACCTATAATGATATGATCATAGCAAGGTATTCCCATTATTGCCCCGGCTTTAACAATATCCCTGGTTAACTTTTTATCGTCAGCACTAGGTGTTGCAAGACCTGAAGGATGATTATGTGCTACAAAAATTGCGGCAGCATTTTTCATGATGGCATACTTGAAAATCTCTCTAGGATAAACATAACAGTTAGTTAGCGTTCCTTTCAGTATAGCTCTTGCCTCAATTATTCTGTTCTTGCTGTCTGCTGCAATTACCCAGAATTCTTCATGATTTAAATACCGCAGCTTCGGCATCATATATTCAGCTAAGTCTTGCGGAGCACAGCAGTATCTTTTTTCCTCAGCTTTGGTTTCGGTGAAAGCTCTTTTGCCTAACTCTACACCACACAGGAACGCTTCTGCTTTCTGTTTGTCTAATCCATATGCTTTCAGCTCGTCGGTATCTTCCAGTCGATACAATTTCTGTGCCGTTAGTTCAGAAACCTTATAAGCTTCTTTTCCGAGCAACGCTTCGCATAACTCTTTGTAACTTTTATCTGCTACTTTACACATGACTTTCACTCCAATCTTTTTTCCAGCGCACACCTTTCGGTGTACGCTGGTTCTTTCTTTTATTTATGGCTGTTTGTAGGGGTAGTAGCTTCTCGGCATCAGAAGCTTTTCACGCAGTACATTGATTCTCTTTTCGCGGCGTTTAGTATTTTCCATGAGTTCATGGAATTCATCTCCGGCAAGAGGGAGCGTTTCCAGCATCAGCACATACTTTATAAGTTGTCTTGTTCTCACATCAATCACATCCAATCTTCGCAATTCTTAAGATATTCTTTCTTGGCTTCAAGTAAAGCTTTTTTTATAACCGTGTCAGAGTTAACTTGCTCATAAGTCAAAAGCAGAGCATCTAGCGTATCGTCAAGCTCATAAGTTATACAAAACTCATGGTTAGCAAGTTCGTAACGGAAGGCTGATTTCAAGAAGTCGAAATCTTTCATGTGCTCCTTCTTTTCGATGTTCAGGCGTTTTACTAAATCATTATGAGCCTTAGCCTGGGCACGAAGGATATATCCTCCGAAGCCGATTTGATAAACCTTGTCGGTATCATTAGGAGCTAACCCAAATCTTTTCATGCCTTCGTTGAACTGTTCTTCAGTAAAAGCAAAGAACATTTTATCTTTAGTAAAGCTTTCGTATTCCTTTTGCTGTTCGTTGAGCAAGGTTGAGTAATCTTTGTATTTCAACATTATGTATCCCTCCTAAAAAGTCATAAATTTCATCATTGGTTTTTGGACCTTAAATTCCATATCTCCGATATGGTTATTGATTCTTGTCAAACATTTTACGATAGCGTTCGCTTCACCCTCGCTGAACGGCATGCAGTCACCTTCATCGTTTGTGTAGCACAGCAACACGTTACCGCACAGGCACTGATCATGTAATCTGCCGTAACCATAAATAGCACTCGCTAATTCATTGGCTACAGGCTTTTCGTTCTTCAGAAGAAATTCTTCATCGAACACCAAGGTGACTGCCGGGATGATTCCAAGCTCGCCGTCAAATTCTACTAACTGAAGCGGCATATCCTTAATATCGACCAACTCGCATTCGCAAAGCTTGTACATAGATTCCAGGGAAATAGTTGGGAATACCTCCATCATTGGTACTTTCTCCACAGAGTTTGTTTTGCCATTGGCATCAACCACAGTTTTAAGTAAGATTGCATAGTTCATAAAATCGACTTCCTTTCTAAAGCTATTGGCAAGGACTTTGAACCTTCTGCCCGGTAGCTTTACAGGAGCTTAAGCTCCTGTCATCAGCTTTTAAAGCTCTATACCTCTTTCCGCTGCAATTTCTTCCAGCTCTTCAAAGTGCTCATTCAAGCATTGATGATGCCATGGGTCGCGCGAGCTATTGTAAATCTTAATCAGCCTAGTGTTTTCCTGCTTTAATTCTTCGTTAGTCATGTCTTTAGGTTCTTTCATTGGTTCTTCCTCCTTAAATTTCAATTTCACCTTCGATAAAGTTACGATAAATCTCTTCAGCCATGTAGTAAGCGTCACGAGCTTTTTCGTATTCATCCTCAGTATCTCCGATAATATCAGATGTAGTCATATCATCACCCATCTTTGATGTTGGGTGATTTTCAAGCCATTCATTAGCATCATCTTGCGCTTTTTCAAACTCGAATTTTTTGTCCATCCAAGCATCATAAGCTTTGCATTTAGCCTCTCTAAGTGTTTCAATGATGTAGGTTAACTGTTTGTAGTTTAATTTCATGTTGTTCTACTCCTTTCTATTGTTCAATCATGATAACATCGTAGCGGCAATATTTATATTCCACTGTATCTTTACCCCAGGTAAAGGTTCTTCTGAGCTGAAATTCTCTTCCGTTATAGCCGATGCTGAACAGAAGATAATCAACTGTATATCCATTGCTTGCGCTTTCAAGCAGAACAATCTGCTTCATCGCCGGAGCAAAGCCGAAGTATTTTTCCAGGCATTTGCAGGCAAGCTTTTTCATTTCTTGCTTTTCTTGATAAGTCATTTTTAAGTCCTCCTTAAAGTTTAAGCTTTAGGCACAGGGTTTGAACTGTCTGCCTGCCAGCTTTACAAGGGCTATTGCCCTTGTCATCAGCTTTTATTTAGCTTCTTCGATTGCTTGCAGCATATTTGCAAGCTTTTCAACCTCATTCCATTTTCGTTGCGCTTTATTTCTAGCAACGCTGCTTTTAGGGAATTTGTCTTCAATTTTTTTAAGGTCGAACCAATCTAGCAGTGCTTCTCTTAATGCTAATGTTATTTTTTCTTGTGTCATTTTTACGACTTCCTTTCTTTCTTGTAGGTTACTCTATCTTCCCTACACTTATATTATACTATGAAACTCACCTTTTATAAAGAGTTTTCTTTATAAAAGCTGAGTTTTTCTTATTATTTTTCGATATTTTTTTCTTTGGCAAGACGAGCTGCCCTTCTGCGCTTTTTATCTTCCAGCAGGTTCACGCCGTCCACGCCAAACAGTAAAGCGGTTAGCTGCTCAACGGCATCGTTTGTGTCACGCCATATCTGCCTTTCGCTCACTGACCATTTTTGCGCAAGACTTGCTACCATATCGGTAACATACGCTTCCGGCGGACAAGGTTTAAGGAACAGCACGTCAAGCACATCTGCCCGGCGCAAATCTTCCTGCTTGCCGCTGTTATACCTGGTCTGCTTGTAAAGTGCTATCATATCATCCATATAGTTTATCAACACTTTGGTTCGCATGGTTGAGCTTATAATGCTTTCAAGCTTTAGCTCATTAGCTCCCATGCTTTTCAGGTTTTGGAATGAATCAAGAATCTCGATAGCTGAAATCTGCTCATCGTCGATATTGACAATCTCGCTAGTCTTTAACGCTGCGTGTTCCTGAAGGCTTCTGTAATTCTTTAGCAGCAAGCGCACGTTATACAGTCGCTTGTCAAAATCCCTTCGCTGTGCTTCTTTGCTGTACAAATCATCACACAGCTTTTTAGAGGTCTTCTTGGCGGTCTGTTCTGCCACACGTTCGATAAGTTCTTCGAAATACGCCAGCGGAACGGTTACCGTGCTTTGATTTTCATTTACAGTCATATCTTCCATGCGCTTACTCCCTTCTGTTATTTAAGTTCTTCAATAAGGCGGTCAAGATACCATCTTGCTTTTAGGCAATCTTCTGCGCCGTTCTTCTCTTCGTAACGCCACAAATATTTGATAATATTGGCAACACAGACAGCTTCAATGCCTGTTTTGCCAACGGTAGCAGCCTTTAGGGCATCTATACACTCAATACCGCCTTTGGTGTAGTGTTTCGGATGATTTACGTTATCCTTAGGAAGCGGCATTGTGAATGAGCTGTTATATGCAACATATTGATTCTTACTGTGCGCTTCTACGCTTTCAAGCGGCGTTTTGGTTACTTTCATTATCTATGCTCCTTTATCCATTTTTTGTGTCTGGCAACTGCTCCAGCTGTAGGCGAAGCCTTTAGCGTTTCAAGATACATAGCTTTCAGTACCTCGCACTGCTGGGTTTTCCATTCGTTAAAAGCTTTACAGTTAGCGTGACAGCCTATTTTTCTTTCTGTGCATCCTCTGCATGGTGTTTTCATGTAGCACCTCTAAAATAATTCTTGTTGGTTGCTTATATCATTCGGTGTTTTAGTGGTAATGCCGGGATATGATCCTGCAAACTTTTTTATCCGGTAATCGTAATACTTTCCATCGGCAGCCATATAGTTTGCGTCAACTTCATCAGGTGTCGGCATATAATACTGCGCTGGTAAAGGAATATCAGTGCACAGCTCTTCAAGTCTGCTCTTTCCGTAAATTATATGATTCCTTATTAAATTCATGTTTTCGCCGTCAGGATAAAAAGGGTCTTGGCATCCATAGGTCCGGATATGTTCCCACCGCAAAAAACTGTCTATAAGCATAGCTGTTTCTTCTTTGATTTGTTCTTCAATGCTTTTTTCTTTTTTCGGCATTTTACACACTCCCTACTTCTTCTACTTCCGGGTCGTACAGCTCAAGAAATTCTGAAAAATCTCCCTCAGTAGCTATCTTTATAGCTTCTTCAGGCGAAGTAGCTAACACTCTGTCGTGAAAATCAACCTCGCCCGAAATCAAACTGCGCCAGCTAATAAGATAAATCTTAGCGTCCTGTTGAGCCATAACCGCCACCACGAACAGCACTTGCTTCATCGTCCGAGGTTACGCAGTAACGGACGAAGATTCCCTGTGCACAGCGTTCACCTTCTCTGATGATGATAGTTTCGCTGCCGTTGTTTCTGAATTTAACACCTATATTGCCGTCATTGTCCTGGTTGTTAGCATAATCGCTATCAATAATGCCTACGCCGTTAACTAGCGACAAATTGAACTTAACCGCAAGACTGCTGCGGATGAACAGCATCAGTACCATATCGCCAGGCATAATAGCTTTGATGTTTAGCGGAATAAGTACGCTTTCGCCGCCAGCAGGAACCAAAATATCTGTCGGTGCGTAAAAATCATAGCCAGCAGAAAACTGTGTGCTACGTTGCGGAAGCTTCGTGTTCGCTGGTGCGTCAATCGTCGGTAAAAATTTAATCATCTTAAAAACCTCCTAAAATATCTCTCCAGATTATAACCAGGATTCCAATAGTACCCATAATAGCAAGAATTTCCATACAAATACTTGCAATAAGATGTAAATATTTCAAATTACCACTCCCTGTTTAACATCCATAAAGCTACACACATAACAGCTACGTCAAGCAGTGTGCAACTGACAATATCAATTAAGCATATTTCCATTGGTTGCACCTCTGGCAATCTCTGCTAACTTTGCTCTTTGTGCTTTTACTGCATCAAGCAGCGGCTTTTGAAAGCGGCAATCATCGTCTAAAGCGATTCTTCCAGTTTCCTCTAGTTTGTATTGCATATACTCAAAATTGCCTTCAAGAGAATTTTGCATTTGCTGTAACATCCAATCCGGGAATTTTTCCATATTGGCGATAAGCTCGTTTTCAATGTCTACTAACGCCTGTGTACCTAAACGATGTACTGCATATCTGAATGCAAACAGCAGGACAATTAATTTTTCACGTTTCATTTTTTTGCTCCTTATTGTAATGAACTAATTTTGCCGCTTCAGTCATCATACCCATCAATTCCTTCATGGCTGCTTCTTCGCCGTATTTGCTCTGTACATTTACCACAGCCTGCACCATCATCGTCACTATAAACTCTTTAAGTGTCGGATAGTTGCCGAACGCACGGCAAATCATATGTTTAGCAGTATCATCGTAAGCAAGCATAAACGGGACGCCGCTTTCCAACAACAATTTATCCGCCTGCTCGGCTTTTTTATAGTCAATCATTATTTCCGCTCCTTCTTCATTTTTTCTTGGCATTTAGGGCAATAAGCTTTATAGCCTAATTGTTTATCCTTAATAAATTTCCAATCTGTTTGTGCTTCGATTATAGATTTTTCGGACGGCAAGTCTCGTCTGCGCATAACTCCTGTCGGTTCAAAGAAATCACCACACCCATCGCAGAAAAGCGTTAGCTCGTATTGAAAGCTCATTACTCTTCCTCCATTTTTGCCAACTTTGTCATTTTCTCAAAAAACTCAATAGCAGCCATGTACTGAGTGTAATATTTTTTACGAGGCATTTTGCCTTCTTCGCCATACACGCTTTCTACACGTTTTTGAAACTCTTCTAACGTGCCACCTTTATAATTGTTCCAGCAGCCACAAACAACATTATCATCTTCCACACAATAGGTGGTAGTCGCGTTTCTGCTACCTACGCGAGCGATTTGATAATATGTTTTATTGAGGACTGCGCCGCTGAGGACTGCGCCGCCGAGGTTTGCGTCTCTGAGGTCTGCGCCGCTGAGGTCTGCGCCGCCGAGGTTTGCGCATCTGAGGACTGCGCCGCCGAGGTTTGCGCATCTGAGGACTGCGCCGCTGAGGTCTGCGCCTCTGAGGACTGCGCATCTGAGGACTGCGCCGCCGAGGTTTGCGTCTCTGAGGTTTGCGTCTCTGAGGTCTGCGCCTCTGAGGTCTGCGCCTCTGAGGTCTGCGCCGCTGAGGTCTGCGCCTCTGAGGTCTGCGCCGCTGAGGACTGCGCATCTGAGGACTGCGCCGCTGAGGACTGCGCCTCTGAGGTCTGCGCCGCTGAGGACTGCGCATCTGAGGACTGCGCCGCTGAGGACTGCGCCTCTGAGGTCTGCGCCGCTGAGGACTGCGCATCTGAGGACTGCGCCGCTGAGGTCTGCGCCTCTGAGGTCTGCGCCGCCGAGGTTTGCTCTTTCCCCACCATTCTCATATCTCAGCCATTTGCCATGGCTCGCGATAATTTCCTTTAATTTTTCTTGTGTAATTCTCATAATTTACTCCTTCATAGCCTTACTTGCCTTTGCTATTTTCTCAATCAGTGCATCTATGGCTTTATCTGCAAACTCACCTGTAGCTTTGATGTTGGCAGGTGTTATATGTTCTGCAGCATACATAGCGTATATTTCTTTTTCTGTCGGGAGAAATACCCCCAGCATATCTATAATCAAAGCCGTACAAACAATTACTTTAACTGTCTTAACGGATTCTTTATCCTTATTATCGTCTGTCATAACTGCTAATGTAGCTATCATAGCATATATAGTTACAATAATACCTACTATGAGGCAAATCCCTTGTATCATGTCTATTCTTCCTGCCCAGTAAATCAGCCACGGGCTGACAATCGGCTCGTTCATTATTTACACCCCCACAATCTTTCTACCGCTCTATGCCACAATTTATATTTCGATACCTCGCTACGCATCAGTTGACGCGCTTGTTTTATGCAATAACGATAGTATTTCAGCTTCTGTCTTTTGCGGCTATTCATATCCCGAGCCACCTCCACAGTGTCACCAGTGCTGCGATACCGATAACGACAGGTATGCCAGCAATAAGAATAACCATGATAACCTCAATCATGTAAGTGAGGGCTTTGCAAATCAATTCAATCATCATTCTTCCTCCCAAAACTTAATACCGTTTCTGGCCTTTTTGACCAGTTCGTTGTGTCGTTTCTCAGCCTCTACTGCTGAATCATATTGCTCACAGTAAAGGTCAAGCCAATTCACGCCGCCGTTTTCTTCAATCTCGAAAAGCATTGTTTCAAACGGCTCAATCCGAAACAGTATACGAGTAAGCCTATCAAGCCCATCATACATCGGGATTTCAACTGTCGACAGGAGATACTCCTTGCCGTCTATAAAGAACCTGTCTTTAAGATTTAAGCATCCCTTTTTCATTTGACTTAGCTTTCTTGCGATTTTTGTTTCATTAGTCATCGCAGTTCCCTCCTGTAGTAACCGTTGCCAATCATAATGCCCTCTGGAGGCCACCAAAGCCGCTGCCCACAGGCTTCGCAGTACCTCGGCAAGTACGGCATATGCGGCATGATTATCTCTCCGCAACTAGGGCAGTAGCGGTTAAAGGAGATATATGCCTCAACATGTGTGCTATTGCACATCCTGCAGGTGCTGTAATGTTTATAGGTTCTCGGCGGCGCAGGAATCTGCTTCTCGAAAATCGCGAGCACGTAGCGCTTTTCACGCAGGTATTCAACGGCTCTTCTTCTCTGCTCAGGCGTGGATAGCGTGTGTCTGTCTCTGAGCACAATCTTGAGCCAACGCTCTCTGACTCTGAGGCTTGCTCTAAGCTCTCGAATTCTGAGCACCATATCTTCATGAAGCTTTGCTTTTTTCTTCTTCATCCTCGTCCTCCTTTTCGATTTCTGCACGAATAACAGCCATAGCCTTATGCAGATAATCAGTATCGCCGCTAAGCCGCCATTCTTCCAGCTCTGCATTAACAGCCTTGATGAGCTTTTCTTGTTCTTTATTCATGTTCAACCTCCTTCAGTCTTTCTCCAATAGCACGCGCCACATTAACAGTTTCAGCATAACGCCAAACATAACCTTTGTAGCTTTTAATTTTCCCATTGCAACACTTGTTAATGTTGCTTTCAAAAAAACCTGTTTCGATTTGCACATCTCTAGCAGAGTTCCACGTCTTAATAAAACTGCCATTCAAAGCATACTGATTTATAGGTCTTTTACGTTGCGCTGCGTTCTGCTTATCTAAGATTATCTTACATTCATTGCTACATACATGTGCTCTTTTACGTTTGGTGGGATTCGGGGTAAATTCTTTGCCACAAATTACGCATTTTTTAATAAGCATATATTTCTGATTATGCAGAACAGCATGAGCTTTATATGTCATTATCGCTAAGTTTTCAAGTCTATTGTCTTTTTTGTCACCATTGATATGATGCACTATAAACTCTTTAGGCAGTTTAAAGCCTAAAGCATCTTCCATGATTACTCTGTGCTCTAATCTGTTATCTTCAAGTTGTTTGTATCTCCTTGACATAACTCTATCCTCCGTAATTCTGCGCCTATTGCCTTAGCTACCGGAACACTGACTGAGTTCCCTGCTTGCTTATACAATTGCGTATCGCTTATACCTGCTGCTTTTGCTTTATCAAAGTATTCATCCGGAAAGCCTTGTAAACGCCAACATTCACGTGGAGTTAAGCGACGAATACGGATGTTACCACCATACTCAATAATACGATTATTGTGTTTAGGGGAACTGCCATCACAAGTCAACGTGCCAACAGTCCCGTCCTGCCGTATGGTTTTGTTTTGTTCGTCATACGCTACACTACACACTTTAGGCTCATTGCCGTGACTTTGCGCTCTGAGCGTCGGACAAATGCCTAGCGGTTTTAGCTGTTTGTTTCTTCTTCCCTGGTCATCGAATATAGCTACACCGTGCCTGTCCTGCGCCGTCAAAGTAAAACTAGGCTCTCCAGGTTCTTTTATCCGTCTGCCATTTTGGCGTTTCTCTTCTCGGTCTGGCGTGAGTACTGCGCAGCAAGTCTGCTTGCGTGATAAATTGTTTCTACAATCAGTGTCAAGAGTAGGTGCAACATCAATCTGTTCTTGCAGTTTCTGCTGCTTAATGCCCATACACACAACCGCATTTCCGTCGTTTCTGCTAATGCCTTTATAATCGCGTGCGGCGCACGGCGCTGCTATGTCTGTTTTATTCTCGGCAATTTTTAAGCCACACACACCGCCTGTCGAGCCATACGGTTTAACAACTTTCACAGCATACAGTCCTGTCTTAGCACCGCCACCACCGCCAACAGCAGCCAATGTACGGCTTATACCGTCGGTGTCGTATATTATATCAGCCATACTCAGTCCTGCGGTTATCTCTTTGAGTTCGCAAGGATTCTCGCCGTCTGTTCGTCTGAGAGGAAATACTTCTCGTCCACTGCTGTTTCCAAGATAGCAGACAATGAACACGCGCTCCCTGTTTTGGGGAACGCCGAAATCTTTGCTGTTAAGCACTTGCCATTGGAGAGAGTACCCGTACCCCCCCACTTCAAGCAGCAGCCGCGCGAAGTCAAATCCGTTTCCAATGCTAAGTAAATTTTTAACATTTTCAATGAGAAGCCATTGGGGTCTATCTTCTTTCCTGCGGCCGGCAAGCAGTCGCATAATCTCGTAAAACAATCCGCTTCGCTCACCTTCTTGCAACCCTTTTTGTTTGCCTGCGATGCTGATGTCCTGGCACGGGAAGCCGAAACACCAGAGGTCTGCGTCGGGTACGTCATAAGACTTAGTTGCTCGAATATCATGTGACTCCCATTCTCCTTCCGTATAGTGCATTGCTTTATAGCTCTGCCTTGCGAATTTATCCCACTCGCAGAAGCCGACGCATTCATGCCCTGCCTGTTCCAGGCCTAAGCGTATACCGCCAACTCCTGCGAAAAAATCAACAAATTTCATTTCGTTCTCCTTCTCGCTCCGCATTTATCCTGCGTATTACTGCACCGCTTGCAATGTTTAGGCATTTTATCACTCCAATCTGCAATCAATAACTATGCTTCCGTTGTGCTCCGATAAATAATCTTCATCAAGCCAACATTCGGCAGGTTCGCCCTTTTCATCAAGGAGCTTAACCACAACATGCATATCTTCGCAATCATGTTTAATTGCCCATTTAAATAATGTTTCAATCGTCATTTACTGACCTCCCTACGCTTATAATTTGTCAGCATTATAGGCATCCTGCTCACAGATTTACCACCCTCCATATTGCTACGCCTGCAATAACTCCAAACATAGCAGGGACGCCAACAATCAGCAGAAGCATAATTGCATTAACAATGACATTTAACGCCTTTACCATTATCTCCAAAACCTTTCTCCATGTTTCGCACGTTCAAGCAATTCTTTGTGTCCTGCTTCCGCTTCTTCCTGCGTGTAATAGCGTTGACAATACAAATCGTTATAATTAACTTCATTTTTGTAATTCACTTTAAATACCATTGTTTCATATGGGGTGTAATTATAACAGTCAAACAGTCTAACGGTAGACAGTAAATAGGTTTTGCCGCCGTAGGTAAATCTTGACTTTAAGGAAAAATTAGTCATTGCTTTCACCTCTATTCGGATTCTGATTCCAGCCACTTACAGGGCGATACAGATGCAAAACATCGTATATCCTGCCTACGCCGTGCAGATATTCGCTTTCCTTCGGGTGTATCTGATGCACTTCTTCTTCCGGCAGCCAGAATACATCTTTTACCTGGCACATAACCTCCCATGACGGCGTTTTATTCGTTGTGCCGCAAAATTTCACGCTTACATGCTCCCATTGGTTGCCGTCCTGATCAGGCTCAACGCCTACAACACACTGTAAGCTCTTTTTGATTCCCGGCAGATGCAGGAAGCCTGTCAATACTAAGCCTTCAAAAGCAAAATCATTTCTCTTGTCGGCTTGAAACTTTTCGTTTGCTAAAATCTCCTTAACACTTCTCATCTTAATCTCCTTGCTCCGCACAGTTGTGGATTATTACTGCACTGTTTACATTCCTTGTCACATTCCCAGCAGCATACGTGGCAAACCTCGCTTCTTACACAGCCGGGGAACGGAAAAGGGCAAACATATTTATTTTTCAGCTTTTTCGTGATTATCGGCTCTTCATCTTTTGAAAAATTCTCGGCAGGCTTTTGAGCTTTAGCCTTGCTTTTGTTTGTTTCCTGCCTTCTTATTTGCGCAAGGCTCATGATTTTGTGCTTACACTCCTTACCTCCGCAGCTCATTCCTTGCCGCCGGGCAAGGTTAGATACATCTCTGTAACATTCAGTGCCGCATTCGCAGACGCATCTTGCAACAGAAGCCTTCTTTTTAGGTCTGATACTGATAACGCCTGGAGGATAAATTTCAAGCACTGTCAGCATACCTATTTTCTGCCCTAGCAGATAGCTCCAATCCTTATTCTGCATTAAACCGACTTCCTTTCGCTTTACTTTAGCCAAATAGTGCCATAGCATGATGAGCATCTAAACGCCCATTTTACAGCACCTTTTCTGTCTACAATCTTTGCGCCGTAGACAAGCTTTATTTTTTCCTGCTTGCAATGAGGGCAGCACTGCTTGCCTTCGGCTGTTGTTCCAAGTAGATATTTCACTGTTACCCCTCCGTTACAGTCAGGAATTTTAGCACTCTGCCTGTATTACTGATTCTGTATTCTTCCAGATCATCACGCTTCAGGTACTGCCTTCCGTATAGTGACTTCATATTTTCCCATACAAGGAACGGCACATTGTAAAAATCTGTCAGATTGAACGATACCAGGATAAAGCACCTTGCACCTAAAAAGTGGTGAACCTTAAGATATTCAAGCTGGTGCGGTTCAAGTCTGCTTCGCAGCATCTTGTCGCCGTCGGTGTGCTTCGCTTCAAAGCACACCGCTAAACCACCTCTAAGCGTCCCCTTGTAGTCGACGCCGCTTTTCTTTGCATAATTAGCAATGAACTGTCCGTGCTGACCATAAGGACGAATATAATGCACAGGCTCACTCTGTTTCTCAATTTTTGCAATGCCGTGTTCTTCGTAATACTGGCATCCTGCGTCAATCATCTTTTCAAAGAACGAACCGCTTGCCTTGCTACGCTTGCCTACAAGGATACTTTTAAGCTGATTCATGTTTCTTGCACCCCTTGAATTTCATTCTGCTGAAAGCGTACCTTAGATAAGCTAAGTCCTGAAGCACATCAATGTATTCAAGCTTATCAACATACACTTTGCTTCTTCCCCATGTACTGATCAGCTTCATGCTAGGATTGTAGGTCTGGTGATATATCGTTCTGTACAAAAAACAATATTCACTGCAAATCTTCTTAAAGTCATCTTTCTTTAATTCGATTTCAGTGAACGCCAGCTTACGCAAGCGGTTAACTTCGTCTTTAATCTTCATTCTGCACCTCGCTTAAAACGGAATTTCCTCATTAAAAGGTACTGCGCTGCCAAAACCTTGGAAGTCCTGGCTTTCTTCTCCCGGTGTATGCTGAGATTCGCCGCCTTGCTCTCTACGCTCAATGAATTCAAAGTGCTCCGCAATGACCTCGGTTACATACTTTTTTTGACCGTCTTTAGCTTCATAACTGCGAATTTGCAGTCTGCCTTCAACTAACACACGCTGTCCCTTGCTAAGGTAGTTGCCACAGATTTCAGCTTGTTTACCCCAAATAACAACAGGGATAAAATCCGCTTCACGCTGCTTGTCTTTCGAATAAGGTCTGTCCACAGCAAGCGTGAACTGAGCAACAACCTTGCTTGTAGAAGTGTATCTTACCTCCGGGTCTTTTGTCAGTCTGCCTAATAAAACGATTTTGTTCATGCTTTTTGTTCCTTTCTCTTTAACGGATTGTCCTGGCAGAAAATTTCGCCGCCTTCTTTTTTGATTTTTGCTTTGATTTCGGCAATAGCTTTATGCAGATAATAAACCTCACCGCTGTCATGATACATATTGATATAGAAATTTACTATTGTCGTAAAATATCTCTTATCTTTATCACGATTTGCACTTTCAGTGATTCTCGTAAGCTCTTTAGCGTCCATAAGTCCCTCCTATAATCCTAATAATTTGTTGGTAGCAGCAAAGCCTTCTGCAACCTTCTTCCTGCGTCTGCTTGCGTGTGTAACCTCTACCGGGTGGCACATCTGTAAAATGCGGTCATAGATTCTTGTTTCCGTTATCGTCTGCGGCTTTTTGATTGTTTCAATCGGCAAATTTGTTGTAATGATTGTAGGCAATCCGCTCCGGCAACGGCTGTCGATGATCTGGAACACCAGCTCCTGAGCAAACTCCGTGCGCCGTTCTGCTCCTAAATCATCAAGCACTAACAACTCAAATTGATTAAATCCGTCAAGATACGCTTGCTTTTGTTCAGTGCCCCACAATGTATTGAACACTCTGCCAAAATTAGTCATTAAGCAAGCTACACCTTTATCAATCAGTGCATTGACAACACACGCAGCGGCGAACGTCTTTCCGCTCCCGGAATTTCCGTAAAGCAGCAATCCTTTATGCATCCTGCGAAAATCATCGTAGTGCTCAACAAAATTCTTCATTACTCGCATCGTCCGCTCGTCTGCGCCGTCATCATGGCTAAAAGTCTGCGATTGAAGCTCACGCTCCGGGAATCCAGCTTTTCTAAGCTCTTGCACCCTAGCAAGTCGCTTTTCATGTTCCTCACGTTCACGCTCTGCCTGAAGCTCTTCCGCTCTGCACTTGCAGATACAAGTTACAGTTCGTTCAACGCCAAACAAAAAACCTCTGCATTGCTTCGGTGTATGACATTTACCACACATAAGCAAACCGTTTTCGTAATAATCGTTTTCGTTTTGCTTATTAAGCTGTGCAGCATTTTCAGCAATGTGATTTACAGCAAGTGTAATAGAATTCTGAACATCTTTCGCATTCATGCTATCACCTCACTAAAAATATTTGTCCAGGTCTGTTTGATCGTCCGTAGGTTTAAAACTATCCGGCGGCTTCTTCGGCTTTTGCGTATCACCGCTCGCAAGGTTTCTTGCAACTCCCTCACAATAGGCTATTGACTTCTTGCCTTGCTGCGCTGTTATCGTAACCGCCTGCATGGCTATTAGCTCGCCGTGCTCATCAGCAATAGCTTGTAACCGCTCCGCAATGTATGGCGTTATCGGCGTAACATTTTGATTCCAAAAGCCAGCAGGATTATTATTGCTCGTAACATTTTCGTAACTGTTACACGTAACGGCAGCATTTTCATCGTAACAACCACTACTAGAGTTGTTGTTACTCTTATTCTCTTTCTTACTCTTATTCTTATTCTTATCTGTAACATCTGTGTTTGTTACATCGTTGTTACGTGTAACATTTTGATTTGTTACGCCTTTGTTACACGTAACATCTTCGTAACATTCCGTAACATCTACATTTGTTACATCGTTGTTACAGGTTTTGGACTGCTTCTCACGCTGTCTTTTAGCTCTCATTGCTTCCTTACAGCGTTCACGCTCCTTAAGCTTTGAAAGTTCTTCAGCATTCTGATACTCACTCCAGCCTACAATATAGATATAGCCGTTATCCTCTATATCTATCATGTTATACTGCTGAAATACTTCTAATGCAGCTTCCGCAATTTTAGGCTTAAAACCACCAACAGCAGCTAAGGTTTTGGGTGTATACGCTACACCTTCGGTAGCGTATACATAACCACCATCATTTTTTTTGCGAGCTAGAGCTAACAGGAAAAACCACATTAATGCCAGGCTATCACCAATCTTCGTATCAGCACGCAGTATCTTGATCTTGTCACTGTCGAATACATCAGCACTAACCTTGAACCAGCTCTCCATGTTGCCCTCCTATAATAACTTCTTCCATAATGGCTGCCGTCTAAGTAACCTTACATATTTCATAAGTGCTTTCTTTCTCATAAGTAATTCCTTCCGATTCTCTCAACCCATTCATCCCGGCTATGTTTATCTTCATAACAGGTTTGAGCAAAACGTCTTAACCGCAAGTCTGTTTCTCGGTTAAGATGTGGACCGAGCTTTCCATAATGGTGCTCATGGCATAACCAGATCGTTAAACCAAGCTTATCGGAAATCTTTCTTCCGGCTGTTCCGAATATCACATGATGTCGCTCTAGGTTACAGTTTGTACCGCACATAAAACATTTCTTGTCGCTCTGTAATATGCTTTTCTTACTCATGCCGTCTGCCCCATTTCTTCGAGCAATGTTTTGATAGCCGTATGAGCAAGCTTATACTGAGGAATTGTAACCATTTTTTCAAGCTCTTCAATGGTCAAGTCTTTAAGGTTTTTATATGCCGCTAGCGGTCTGCCGTTTTCATCGTGCCCATTAGCAACAGTTACAACAATGTCACCTTTAGGGGTAATCTTAACGAATTTATCTCCGGTAGCTTGCGGTTGAGCTTTAGGTTTCTGCTCTTTAACCACTTGCTTCGGTTCCGGAGCACAAGCTGAATTTCCGTCATCATCCTCTTGCGCAAGTCCAAGTGCTGCTGCAAGGCTGTATCTTCTAGCATATGTCAGCGTACTGCCAAAACCCTGGGCATCATTTTTCTGAATAGGATAACTGCTCGTTACCTTAATAAATTGACCGCTACTATGCATGATCATTGTAGTAACAGCAAGCTTATTGCTTTCTACAATTCCCTCGTTAGCCTGGAATATACTTAAACCGTTCTTGCTAAGCGGCTCACGTGCTACGTTCAGGCATTCCGCCAAATCCGCATATTTGCTTTTAAAAAACGGATTGTCACAGCCTTTAACAGCATTTTTCATTTCACCCTGAGCCTTTGCTAAGGCTTCAGCCAAAGCGTCGATTTTCTCGCTCATTTCCATTTAAATCACCTTTCCTTCCTTAACCAGCTCTTCAAGTCTGCTGTGAAGCTTAAGAGTTGTTTCAGCATCCCAATGACAGCATTCACGATAACTGCCAACTTTAGGATATGTCTGCATATTCACTGACAAGCTGTTGACGTTATAGCTTAATACGTCGCCTTCACGCACAGCTTGTTTTTCCTGGTGGTATCCGAAGTGTTGATACTTACATTTGCCATCCCTGGTACAGTGTGAGCAAGTCTTAAAGTCTTTCAACCAGCTCTCTTTCGTCTGCTTGTGCTCACCATGCTTCCTTTTTCTGAAAGCTTCAAATCCTTCCATGCTAAGTCCGCTGCGAGCTAACACAGCGTTAACCTGTTCATTAGTTACCATATACATCCTCCTTCTGAATTCCGAAACCAAGCTTTAAATCAGCATAGGCTTTAACTACCCTTCCTTGTGCAGTTGTATAGCCTTTTAGCTGAAGCTCTTTGTTCCATTCCCTTATAAGCGAGTAGCCTTTTCCAACGCCTACGCCTAAAAGGTTGGCAATATCTTTAGCTGTGTAGAATCTGCTTTCCATGTTTGACAACCTCTTTTCCGTATGCTATACTATATATGACCTATTTTTTAAACCGATTTCCTTTCGACTTTATCTATAGGTTAAAGGCTCTCTATTAGCGTGGGGGGTCTTTTCTTTTTGCTCTTCTTCAATACCAATCAATACAAGTAAAGCCTGTGCACCTTCCCGGCATTCTTTTAAAAGACTGTCGCCTAGGTGCTTTTTTTGTACCGTTTTTGCTACCATTTGCGGAAACAATTCAACCACTTCTCCGACTTCTTTTTGCGCCCTCAACATATTCACCGCTAAATCATCAGCAGGAGGAATAAGTCCAAAAACGTCGCAGAACACAATGTTATTTTGCAGGTGCTGTACACGTAACCACGGTGTACGATAGAGTTTTGCCATTGCTAGTGCAATAACATCAGGGCATTGCCGCCAGTTAATCTCATAATCTTTCAAGCAGCTAGAAGAAATACCTAGTTTTTCTGCCGCCTTAACGCGGTTCAAACCTGCATATTCTCTAGCTGTTTTGTAGATATTAGTTTGAGTTTCAGACATCTTAAAAAACTCCTTTCTGGTATAATACAAGTATGGCAGTTAACCAATCGTTATAAATCTGCCATCATTGATTCTTCACTGTGTAGTAATTAACAGTGACTACATCTCCAGGCTGGAGATAACGGCGGTTGGCGGTCAGGTGCTTATTATCTTCGGATACTTTGTACCAAAACTCGTCAAAACAAATTCTTGTTTTGTTGAGCAGGAAATACTTGTCAGCGATTCCATACATTGTTTCGCCTTCCTGTACAATGTGCGTAACTGTATGCCTTTGCACCTGGCTGTCCGAAAATCCGCCAACTAAGCTAAGACAGCACCAAGCAAAGATAATGCATACACAGATTTGCAATACCTTTTTCATCTTTTTCACTCCTTTGTAGCAATTTCCGGCTTTTCTACAACCGTCAAGATTTTGTAATTTCCATGACGATAGCAAGCCCAAAAGCACTTACACGCTTCAGTTTCATTTTTCTCAGTAAACGTATCAAGTTTTACCTTGCCAGTTTCCAAGTTTTGAAAAACAACTACCCAGTCTTTACATTTATACATCTCTTTTTCTCTCCTTTACGCCATTTCATCAATGGTCTTTCCAAAAAATCTAGCAATGTTTTTTGCTACTGTAACATCTGGCTCGTATTTGCATTGCTCAAAATCGCTAATCGTTGTTTGCGGAATTCCGAGCATCTCTGCCAGTTTTGCTTGGCTAAGACCTCTTGCAAGTCTTAGCTGTTTTAGCTTTTGACCAAAACTCATATTTTGCTCCTTTCTTTGTTAACGTTTTTTCGTTAACTTTATTATACTACATTTTGCTTTATTCGTAAACGATTTTCCGTTAAAAGATTTTCCTTAACCTTGCTATAATATTCAACGAATAAACGTTGAAAGGTGGTCTTTCCAATGACTTCTAACGAATGGATTGCTAACAAGATTAAGGCTCTCTGCGCTCAACACAATATGTCAATCAATAAGCTTGCTCTTAATGCTTGCATCACGCAATCTACGCTAAACAGTATCATTCAAGGCGAAAGTAAAAATCCTAAAATCTCAACTCTTGCTAAAATCTCGAATGTTTTCGGCTTAACGCTTTCACAGTTTCTTGTTGGCGTTGAAGCTGAAACTGACATTTTAGTGTAAAGCGAGGGGTAATTTCATGAGATTAAACTATGACTTAATTCGTGAAATTATGTTAAAAATTGAGTTTGAAACTGACGGTCACAGCAACATCTCCCCAACAGGACTTGCTGAGGAATATTTCAATAACTATGACTTAGATGTAATTTTGTACCATATCAAGTACATTAGAGACGCTGAATTAATCGAACCAGCAAGCGATACTATAATTCTTGACTTAACACCTAAAGGTCACGAATTTCTTAACAATATTCGTAGTGCTTCAATTTGGAAAACTACTAAAGAAAAGGTTTATTCTGCTGCTTCTTCTGTTTCTTTAGCTTTGTTAGTAGAATGTGCTAAACGAGCAGCTGCCAGCTCAATAGGACTATAAGGTGTCGTATACAGATTAGCTAAATCTTTAGCTTCATTAAACGCATTATCGAACAAGCAAAACGGAATTTCTTCCTCATGCAGCACTTGCACGATGCGTTCAGCTGCTTTCCGTGTAGATATTTTCATTTTTGCATTCATGCCCATAGTATCCCTCCTTTACGCTTCCAAAAAGTAATCAACGCTTACGCCGAAGTATTCGGCAAGTTTTTGCAACGCTTCAACATTAGGTTTGTTTCTGCCATTTTTCCAAGTTGAAAAAGCTGAATTGCTAAGTCCTGTTGCCTTCGCAACCTGATAAGCAGTAACATTGTTCTTCTGCATTAATTCAGCAATTTTTCTATACATTTCAGCACTCCTTTCTTGACGTTCAATTTTGAACGTGATATACTTTAATTGACAAATGTAAAATACTTAAAATTATTTTACGGCTTTAAAGTATTTTTGTTTTACATCTTAGTAATATTATAACATACTGTGTTAGAGTTGTAAAGTAGTTTTGTTTTGTTTTTGTAAAATATTTTTTCGAGGTATCGAATGTACGAAAAATTTGAAGCTCTTCTAAAAGAACACAATACAACAGCATACCAAGTTGCTAAAGCAACTGGTATCAGCAACTCAACATTTTCTTTATGGAAAAGTGGTCGTTCTGAGCCAAAAGTAGCGACCATACAAGCTATTGCTAATTACTTTGGCATTCCTGCTGGTTACTTTTATGAAGATAAAGACTATGCTCTTGGTGTAACAGAACAACAAGCAAAGTCCCTCGGCATAGACACCGAAGCAGTAAAGCAGCAGCTCAACGCCCAGCTTCTCGACGAACAGGCTATTGAGATTGCAAAACAGATTCAGAAGCTCGATGACACCCAAAAGATGGCTATCGAGCAAATTATAAAAGGGCTGTTGCAAGGCAAAGGCAAGGCCTGACTTCCCCTTCGCCAGCATGGCATAATACCTTGCAATCTAAAGGAAGGAGGTTAAAACGAAGTCGATGTCATACCACTAACGAGTATGCACAGCTGATTCGACAATTATCAACAGAGCATGTGTATTTCCTGCTACTCTGCATAGAAATTGCCAACCAACTGGTTGCAAAAAAAGCAAGCTGAAACTGTAAAATGCGGACTTAATGATTCAACTTGATGTTAGGGGGATTCTCTTTAGGGAGCCATTTTGTAGAAGAACTACAGCGATAAGAGGGCGCATATGTCAGTCCTCTTTTTCGTGTGTATAGAAAGAAAGGAAGTCGGTATTAATGAAAGAGTTTCCGATAACCACCGAACAAATGTCATTATTTGGTGAAGTAGTTCCTTTTAATAAACATAATGCGGCAATTCTTCTTTATAAAAGATACTCTCCAAACAGAATGTATTGTATTGCATGGGGAAATAATGATTATTATGTCTTTGATACCTGTTCAAATCGTCTTCTGGCAAAAGGTCACCGCTGCATAGAGCTTTTTGATGCTTATATAGCTAACAATGGTTCATTTTTGCTAGAAGAATGGCTTGATAGAACGACGCTTTCCTCAAGGGTTACGATTAAATCTATTCTCGGCAATACAGTATACAAGCAGGAATTTCCTATAAATATTTTAGGTTCTACTCTATCAGAAAATGGACTGTTCGCATCTGTCCAACTATGTGGTGGTTCTGAACCGTTTGCAAATAACCTTGTTATTATCGACTTACGAACAGAATCAAGGCTTGCTGCTACATTCCCTATTCAACCAGATGTAAACGGAGTAGCATCTTTTGATAGTGAAAACGACACGGTTTCTTTGAGCTTTAATAATTGCAAAGAATATAGATACAGCATAACAGGTACTTTTATTGATAAAGAGAAATACATGGTTTATGCAGAATCTAAATACACAGGAGCAAAAGCATTTCAAGCTGCTAAAAAGCACTATGCTAATATATCAAGCACAAACATAGCTGATTATAAAAATGTTCTTGACCTTATAAACCGCTCACTGCTAGATATACTTTCTGTACCTATGAGAGCAAATGTATATAGGCTTCTAGGTGATATTCAGCTAAAATGCGGAAATAAAGCAATAGCTATCAACGCTTATAAAACAGCGTTATCAATCAACCCAAAAGTTGGTGTAAAAACACTACTTAAAAATTTAGCAAAGGAATGAGCTTGTATCATGAAAAAGCTAACAGTATTATTACTATCCCTACTCTGCTTCTGTTCATCAGCTTTTGCCACTAATTGGCAGTGGGTATGCTCTACAAGTGAAATTACTGTTTCGATTGACACTGACACCATTGCAAAAATCGGCAGCGCATATACATCATGGATTAAAGTTGTGCCTTTAGAATATGCACAGCGAACTATATATGGTGAAAAGGCAGCCATGATATTGGAACAATATAGTTACACAAAAACAGACCTTGGCGCAGATTGTAAAAGGTTACAAGCAGTTTATTACAACAAAAGCGGTAACGTAATATATCACAATACAGAACGTCAAAACTGGAGTAGTTTAATACCAAACTCCGTTGGCGAAATAGTTTATAAAAAAACAGTTGAACTAGCTAATGCGAATACAAAAAGCGCAGAAGCAAAATAATAGGCTATTTCCTAGCCTGTTAAAAAAAATCACTAGCAGGCATAAAGCCTGCTTTTGTGTTTTTCAAAACAAAATAGGCTTGAAAAACAGTCTGAAAGTAAAATTCCAGGTTGCTTTTCAAGCCGATGTTTTTATATAGATTATATGTGTTTTTATAAAGATTAAAAATCTTATCAGAACTTCATATTTTGCTTATATGAGCATTTAATTTTGACTAATATAAATATAAGTACAAGCCTAAAAAAGTCGCTTATAAGCTAAATGTGAAAGAGATTTTTTTGCGGTTTTTGGAAAAAATTGCATGAAAGGAGATGTAGAACATGGCAGTAACAAAAAATCCGAAAACAGGAAAATGGGACTGCTCTTTTTGGTATAAAGATTGGCAAGGCGCAAGAAAGCACACAACAAAAAGAGGTTTTGACAAAAAGCGTGACGCTGAAAAGTATGAAAGCGATATGCGAAACAAAACTCATACGCATGACCCGAAATTCAGCGAAGTTATTTCGGCGTATCGTGAAGAGCTGGCCAGCAAGCTACAGCTAGGGGAATTAAAGCAATCTACCGTTGACGGAAAAATCCAGGCATTAGAATACTACATTCTCCCATTCTTCGAAAACTTGAATGTCGATAAAGTAACTCCGCTTCAAGTTATGCGCTGGCTTGCACTTCAAAACGAAAAATCAGAAAAGGAGCGTCTTTCAAGCAGACTGCTGAACCGCATCCGCTCAGAGCTTAACCAGGTCTTTGAATTTTCAAAAAGAAACTTCGGGACAAAAAATAACCCTGTCACTCTAACGGACAGGGTAAAGCCATATTCGAATGATACACGAGCCAAACTGTGGACAGTCGACCAGTACAAGGTTTTCTATGATGACATTGAGATAGCTTCGCATAGAGTGCTGTTTAATATCATTTTTTGGGCAGGCTTGCGAATAGGTGAAGTCCTGGCTTTAAAAATTGAGGATATATCTCCATATAAAATTCACGTTGATAAATCGCTCATGCGCATAAACAATAAAGATGAATATGTCATCAGCACCACCAAAACAAGAAGTTCCGTCCGTGATGTAGAAATACCGAAATATCTCTATCATCAAATCACGGACTACATCAGCACGCTTTACAAGGTGAAAGCAGAAGATTATATCTTCGACGGCATCAAGCCGACTACCATTAGAACATATATGCGTTATCATTGCAGCAAATTAGGTTTGCCAAGAATCAGTCCTCACATTCTCAGACATAGCTATGCTTCTATGCTTTATGCGACTACCGGGGATATTTTGGCAGTCGCTGAGCAGATTGGCCACGCAGATACAAATACAACCTTTAAATTTTACGCTCACATGATGCCGGAAGCAAATAGAAAAGCTGTTGACAAATTAGAGAGCTTGACTGTGGATAACTCGCCCAAAAATAACGAGTTTTAATTTTTGGAACTCATTTGGAACTCAAATAACAAAAAAAGAACCGCCAAACCCCATAAATGCTAAGGTTTGGCGGTTTTTGCTTATAGTCCCTTTTACT